TCGGTACCTGGGGCGCTGGCTCCGGCGATCGTAACAATCCCATCGGAACCGGTACCGGTCGTCGTTAGGGTTACGTTTGCCCCTTCGACCAGTTGAACGGAACCGCCAGAATTCGAAAGCGTGACCGTATGACTGGTCGCGTCCGAAGTATTCGCCAGCGTCTGGAGTTCGTTCGTTACCGAACCGTCGACTTCCGTCGCGCTGATCGTTAGGTTCGACGACGTCGCGGTAAGCGTTACGATTCCGCCTTCCGTAAAGGTTACGTCGGTACCGGTCGAGCTGTTCAGGGTTACGGGCGACGATGCTCCAGAGTACGAAAGATCGGTTCCGCCTCCAGACGAAGCCGCGATCGTAACAATCCCATCGGAGCCCGTACCCGTCGTCGTAAGCGTAACGTTTGCCCCTTCGACCAGTTGTACCGACCCGCCAGAGTTTGAAAGCGTGACCGTATGACTGGTCGCGTCCGAAGTATTCGCCAGCGTCTGGAGTTCGTTCGTTACCGAACCGTCGACTTCCGTCGAAGTTATTAACAGGACGTCGGTCGCTGGGTTATAATCCGTCGTCGTAATCCCAGCGCCGGAGAACGTGACCGTCTGGTTCGTTATCAGTTCCGTATCGACGTCGTCCGCCGCGATCGTCCAGCCAGTAACCGCCGAACCTGGGTTTAAATGGTACCAGGCCCCGGAACGCCAGCGATAAAGCGAATCGCAGGAATTAAGGACGACTTCGGACTGTTTGTCGACTGGAACGTAAACCGGTTTTGCGCAAGTATCGTATAACTGAACCCGAAACCCGGCTTTTATCCAGGACGCCAAGTCCCTGGAATATTCGTACCAATACCCCGAAGAAGTGTCGATTCCGACTTCGCCGTCGTAACATTCGTTTACCGGTATCGACGGCGGGCCGTTAAAATAAAAAATACCGGTACCCTTCGCGACCTGGGAAAATCCGGTCGACGCGATAAGGGATAAAACGACGGCGAAAAAAATCTTCTTCATTCGATAATTATTCGATTTCTGTTTTCTTCGGAAGTTCGATACCTGGTATCGTCGGAAGGGAAGGAAGTTTTATATCGATTTCGTCGAACAGACCGTCGACTTTACTTTTCGGGAACGATACCGGGTCGGCTTTATCGTCGATCGTCAGTCGCGAATTAAAGATTCCCAGACGGGAAGTCTTCAAAGGCCAGAACCAGATCGTCGGTTCCCCTGGTACGCCTTTTTCGTTCTGGACATACCATAAAACAAATAATTTGTTTGTGCTTTTACGTTTGTGAACTATCATAAAACAAAGTTTTTACCAGTAAGCATTCGCGGAATTATAAAGGGTCGTAACATTTTCCGACGTTTTCCAGGAACCGATTTCCTGGTAATAACCGTCGATCGTTCGACTGGAAAACGACCCGCCTCCGAACTTAAATTCGACTTCGGTCGTCGTCGAAGTCTGGGACGAACCGTTCGTCGAAGAACCGATCGAAGAACCGTTTTCGAAGACTTCGAACGTCGTTCCTGTTACCCGTCCGCACCAAATTGTTTGCGCGTCGCGGGTTATGTCGGCGCCCATACTTGCAGCCGTACTATTAAATTCGATTCTGGCGTTTCCGTCAGAATAAAGCCACCAATATTCGTCGCCCCCTGGGTCGTTCAGCGCAAATAAATAAGGGTCGGTCGGCGTCGACCCGACATACCCGACGACGTGAGCCGTACCGGCCTTCGTTCCGCCTCCGCCTCCGACGGCAGTAATTAAGTCGCTGATATCTGTCGACGCGTCCGTCCAAAAAAAGGCCCTGGGATGAGGACAATAAATCGCGATTCGTCCGTTAAGCGTTACCGTCGTTCCGGCGTTTACTATAATCGGAAGGTTATCGTTTGTCGTCGATTCGTTCCAGCCCAGCGCGTCCCGTCCGTTTCCAGACTGATCGTTCCAAAGTGGAACGTAACAGGTCGTTCCAGAACAAAAACTTTCTATTGACGCCCGATCTAAGGTATCGGCGACGTAACCGATCGACTGTTCGGCGTCGTCGCTTGCACGTCTAACGGTCAAAAGATCGCCGGTATAAGCACTATTTACACGACGTAACGAATAAAAGAATCCGGCGTCCGGTACCGTGTCCAGTAATCCCGTAAACGTTGACCCTCCGACCTGAATCGACGACGCGATAACTCCGATAACGCCGTTACCGGTAAACTGCCCAAACAAAGACCCGACGACGAATAAAAGCGCCGTTGTTAATTTGAAATGTCGCCAAATAAAAGCCATACGTTAGTATCAGTTTTAACGATAGAAGACGGGGAATTTTGAACGCGAAGTTTTGTCTTCGAATCCGCACTGTTTAAGGTTACGCCCGAACCTGGGGCGATCGTCGTTTGTCCGGCTCCGTATTGTACGATATTTATTATCGTCCCAGTCGGGAACGCGACCGAACTATTCGGCGGAATCGTAAGCGTATTCGCCGACGCGTTCGACATTGTTACAATTTTCCCGGCATCCGTCAGAACCAGGGTATAAGACGTCCCGGTCTGGGCGTTAAACGTTGTCGCTGTCGCGCTGACTGTTATCGTCGAACCCGATTCGGTTACCTGGATTCCCGTTCCGCCCGATATCGTTACGTTCGTACTTCCCGAAGTATTACTGGCGATCTGGCTGTCGTTCGAGCCTCCGGCAGAAACCGAAAGCGAACCTTCGTTCGTAACTGAACCGTCGACTTCGGCCGACCAGGTTCCGTTCCCTGTCCAGAATGTCGTCGCCGTTGCTCCAGTACCAGAATTAAGATTCGTAACTGGAAGGTTACCGGTAACGCCTGTCGATAAACTGACGTTCGTAATCGTATTCGACGCGCCGCTTATTGTCTTGTTCGTTAGGGTCTGGGTTAAGTTTTCGGCGACCAGGCTTCGCGTCGACGCCGCGCCCTGGTATGTTAGTTTTTCGGAATCTGTCCGATACCAGATATCGCCGGCCGTCAGGGAAGAAGGGTCGGACGAAACACCGGCAAGTCGAAAACCAGCTGTCGTTCCGTTCGCCTGGAAGGTCTTTTTTATCCCAGCCGTAACGCTTTGCGCTGTTGTTGTCGACATTACGTTCGTAAGCGTGTTATTACTGAACGATATCGTCTTATTTGTAAGGGTTTCGGTTCCGGCCAGCGTCGACAGCGTTCCAGTCGTCGGAAGTGTTACGGTTCCAGAACCAGCGACGGCAGCCGCGTTTAAAATTGTCGTGCCGCTTGTATTCCCGGCAATAATCAACTTACCGACATTCCCGGCAGCGCCGAAGGTCTTCGCGCCGGTAATAGTCTGAACGGCCGAAAGTATCATATCGCCGGAACCTCCAGTCGACGCGATCGTAACGATTCCGTCGGAGCCGGTACCGGTCGTCGTTAGGGTTATGTTTGACCCTTCGACCAGTTGGACAGAACCGCCGGAGTTTGAAAGCGTGACCGTATGACTGGTCGCGTTTGACGTATTGGCGATCGTCTGGAGTTCATTCGTTACCGAACCGTCGACTTCGGTTCCGGTAATCGTAATCGACCCGCCATTCGAAGACGTCGATTCGCTGATCGACAGAATACCGGCCGCGTTTATTGTTACCGCGTTGCCGGTCGACGTGTTCGTAATAATCGTCGACGACGTCGCGCCTCCAGCGCCGACGCCCAGGATTCCTTCGTTTGTAATCGAACCATCGACTTCGGTCGACGCGATCGTAACGATTCCATCGGAGCCGGTACCCGTCGTCGTTAGGGTTACGTTTGTCCCTTCGACCAATTGGACGGAACCGCCGGAAGAAGACAGGGTTACCGTGTGACTGGTAGCGTCCGAAGTATTGGCGATCGTCTGGAGTTCGTTCGTTACCGAACCGTCGACTTCCGTCGCGCTGATCGTAACGTTCGACGACGTCGCTGTTATCGTAACGATTCCGCTTTCGGTAAAGGTTACGTCGGTTCCGGTCGAACTGTTCAGAGTAACCGGCGAAGTCGACCCAGTAAAGGAAAGATCGGCCCCGCCTCCAGACGTCGCGGCGATCGTAACGATTCCGTCCGACCCGGTACCGGTCGTCGTTAGGGTTACATTCGCGCCTTCGACCAGTTGAACAGAACCGCCGGAGTTTGAAAGCGTGACCGTATGACTGGTCGCGTTTGAAGTGTTCGCCAGGGTCTGGAGTTCGTTTGTTACCGACCCGTCGACTTCGGTTCCGGTAATCGTAATCGACCCGCCGTTCGAAGACGTCGATTCGCTGATCGATAAAATACCGGCGACGTTTACCGTTACGTCGTTACCTGTCGACGTGTTTGTCGTCAGGGTCGACGACGTTGCCCCTCCAGCGCCGACGCCCAGGATTCCTTCGTTTGTAATCGAACCGTCGACTTCGGTCGACGCGATCGTAACAATCCCATCGGAACCCGTACCGGTCGTCGTTAGGGTTACGTTTGACCCTTCGACCAGTTGTACCGACCCGCCCGAATTCGAAAGCGTGACCGTATGACTGGTCGCGTCCGAAGTATTCGCCAGGGTCTGGAGTTCATTCGTTACCGAACCGTCGACTTCGGTCGCGCTGATCGTCAGGTTCGACGACGTCGCTGTTATCGTAACGATTCCGCTTTCGGTAAAGGTTACGTCGTTACCCGAAGAACTTACCAGGGTAACCGGCGACGATGCTCCAGAATACGAAAGATCGGTTCCGCCTCCAGACGTCGCCGCGATCGTAACGATTCCGTCGGAACCCGTACCCGTCGTCGTAAGCGTAACGTTTGCCCCTTCGACGAATTGAATCGACCCGCCCGAAGAAGACAGGGTTACCGTGTGACTGGTCGCGTCTGACGTATTGGCGATCGTTTGGAGTTCATTCGTTACCGAACCGTCGACTTCCGTACCGGTAATCGTTATCGACCCGCCGTTCGTCGACGTCGATTCGCTGATCGATAAAATACCGCCGACGTTTACAGTTACGTCGTTCCCGGTCGACGTGTTCGTAATGATTGTCGAAGACGTCGCCCCTCCAGCGCCGACGCCCAGGATTCCTTCGTTCGTTATTGAACCATCGACTTCGGTCGCGCTGATCGTCAGGTTCGAAGAAGTCGCCGTTATTGTAACGATTCCGCTTTCGGTAAAGGTTACGTCGTTACCCGAAGAACTTACCAGGGTAACCGGCGACGATGCTCCAGAATACGAAAGATCGGTTCCGCCTCCAGACGTCGCCGCGATCGTAACGATTCCGTCGGAACCCGTACCCGTCGTCGTTAAGGTTACGTTCGCACCTTCGACCAGTTGAACAGAACCGCCGGAGTTTGAAAGCGTGACCGTATGACTGGTCGCGTCCGAAGTATTGGCGATCGTCTGGAGTTCATTCGTAACTGAACCATCGACTTCGGTCGCGCTGATCGTCAGGTTCGAAGAAGTCGCCGTTATCGTAACGATTCCCCCTTCCGTTATCGTTACGTCGTTACCTGTCGAACTTGCCAGGGTTACCGGCGAAGTCGACCCAGTATAAGAAAGATCGGTCGTCCCCCCTCCAGTCGACGCGATCGTAACGATTCCGTCCGACCCGGTACCGGTCGTCGTTAGGGTTATGTTTGACCCTTCGACCAGTTGTACCGACCCGCCAGAATTCGAAAGCGTGACCGTATGACTGGTCGCGTCTGACGTATTGGCGATCGTCTGGAGTTCATTCGTTACCGAACCGTCGACTTCGGTCGAAGTGATTAACAGAACGTCGGTCGCTGGGTTATAATCGGTCGTCGTTATACCGGCCCCTTCAAATTTTACCGTCTGGTTACTGATAACTTCGGTATCGGCGTCGTCCGCGTCTATCGTCCAGGCTTCGTTCGTTACCGAACCGTCGACTTCGGTCGCGCTGATCGTCAGGTTCGACGACGAAGCCGTTATCGTAACGATTCCCCCTTCCGTAAAAGTTACGTCGGTTCCTGTCGAACTTGCCAGGGTTACGGGCGACGATGCTCCAGAATACGAAAGATCGGCCCCGCCTCCAGACGAAGCCGCGATCGTAACGATTCCATCGGAACCCGTACCCGTCGTCGTTAAGGTTACGTTCGCACCTTCGACCAGTTGGACAGAACCGCCAGAGTTTGAAAGCGTGACCGTATGACTGGTCGCGTCTGACGTATTGGCGATCGTCTGGAGTTCATTCGTTACCGACCCGTCGACTTCGGTACCGGTAATCGTAATCGAACCGCCATTCGCCGACGTCGATTCGCTGATCGATAAAATACCGGCGACGTTTACCGTTACCCCTGTCGCGCCTGACGTATTGGAAAGAAGCGTCGAAGACGTGGCCCCTCCAGCGCCGACGCCCAGGGTTCCTTCGTTCGTTACTGAACCGTCGACTTCGGTACCGGTAATCGTAATCGACCCGCCATTCGTCGACGTCGTTTCGCTGATCGACAGAATACCGGCCGCGTTTATTGTTACCCCGGCAGCGCCGGACGTATTACTGGTAAGGGTCGAAGACGTGGCCCCTCCAGCGCCGACGCCCAGGATTCCTTCGTTCGAATCCGACAGATCGCCGGTATTTTCGATAACATTACCGGACGTAATATTTATACCAGTCCCAGCCGTATAAGTAACGACTTTGTTTAAGTGGCGCCAGGCCCCGGAACGCCATCGATAAAGGGAATCGACGTCGTTAACGACGACTTCGGATTCTTTGTCGGCTGGAGCCCCGGAAGGTGCCGAAGACCCCGCCAGTAACTGAATACGGAAACCGGCCAAAATCCAGCCAGCCCCGTCGCGACTTCTTTCGTACCAGTAACCGGACGCGGTATCGATAGCGACTTCGGCGTCCGTATTTATGTCGATACTGTGCGTCGGGGCTCCGTTCGTGTAAACAATGCCCGAACCTTTAACGATCGCCTGGGAAAATAAAAACGTCGGCGAAATTGACAGGAAAAACGCGATCTGGAAAATTCGTTTCATTTATGGAATAACTTTTTTCGTCCCGTATGGCCAGCCCAGCGTATTGTCGGACGACAGATAATAAAAGTACCCAGACGACAGCCCTCCAGTAATCGCGGCCGCGTCGTTCTGGTAATAAGGTAAAGTCGAATCTTCGCAACAGGTCGGCGGGTCGCCGGAACTGGTCGACGTCGTCGAAACCATTCTTTGAATGCCTTCGGGCGCGCCGTAAGGATTCGAAACCGTTACCGTATAAAATTCGCCGGTCGACAGCCCTCCGATAATCGCCGTCGGGTCGTCAGTATAAGAAGGAAGTACCAGGTTGCATTCCAGGGTATCAGTCGGCGACAAGTCCGCGCCGATCGCTTTAACCCAGCCGTAAAGAAGACCGTATTCGTTCCCCTGGGCCAGAACGTATTCCCGTCCTGCAGGAACCCCGTTAAGGGTCGCGACCTGGTCGGAAACGTAAACTTTAATCGTAATCGCGCAGTCGTACCCGCAACCGATAACGACTTTATAAAGTCCGGTCGGAAGGGCGAATGTATTCCCGGCAGCCAGTAAGTACGTCTTTCCTGGAGTAAGCCCGTTCGCCAGCGCGTCTTCGTCGTTCAGGTAATAAGGTAAGTCGTTTAAAAGGTCGGTAATCGCAACTTTCGACGGGTACCAGTGCGACCCGTTCCAGTTTAAAAACATTGTCGTATCGGCTCCGAACTGTCCGATCGTTACCGGGTTCCCTGGAGAACCGTCGCCAATAATCGGAGTATCGACGGCGACGCTGTTCATCGACCCGCCCAAAGAACAGAAACAGGTCGTCGAATCGACAAAATCTTCCATCGTCGCGAAGGGCGTCTGGAATAAAGCGATCGTTACCTGGTCGGGGTTTGGTATCTGTTCAAGAAATTGAACGCTTTCGTTCTGGTACCTTTTAATCGTATAAGGTTCGTCTATCCATTTGTAAGGCGTTCCGTTCCTTCGAATTAAAAGTCCATGAAAAGACCGCGATACCAGTAAATTATTATTCGGACAAATGTCGCAAGTATCGCCGGTAAGGTGAGCGCAAACACATTCGAACGTGAAAGTCTGGCCGGTAAGTGAACCAGCCAGACCCATTATAATAAGGCACGATAAAGACAAAAGTCGAAACATCGGTTTCCAGAATTCGAACGCGAAGTTCAGTTTACGCGAATACCTGGACGCAATTCGAACGCTCCAGATAAAATTTTACAAGGCTGGCGCCGACCAGGTAAAACGTCGACTGGGCTGGAGCCCCGGCGATCGTTACGTTATAGGTCTGGGAACCGCCCGAACCCGTCGTCGTAACCGTAACGCTGTCGTATGTGATACCCTGGTTATCCAGTGCGCCTTCGACAGCTGTTTGAACGTCGCCCGACGTTGTCGTCCCGGGCGTAATCGTTCCCAGCGATTCGGTCGCGCCGTTTATGTGGAGTTCAGAACCAGCGCCAGCGGTGAAGTCCAGGACAGCGAAGTCGCAATTCCCTGTTTTGTCGCAAGCGGCCGTAAAGGTTACGGTACCGCCAGACGTTACCAGGGAAACGGGAACGATATCGCCCGTAAGTACGACGTCCAGCGTCGCGCCAGCATCGGTAACGGTTACCCCTGGGAAGTCGCCCTGGTCGTCTTCGTAATACCCGATTTCGTAAAGCGCGGCTTCGATCGCGGCCTTTACATTTTCGGCGGTTTCGGCTCCAGCGATCGACAAAGGAACGACAGTCGCGACGCCCTTTTCCAAAAGATTAAGCGCCGAAACGCTGTTCGCCTGGGTATAAGACGTCGTGTTTTGACATTCGACGGCGTCGTCGCCGCAGCAACCCAGTTCCCCCCGTGTCGTTTTGAGCAGGTTGTCCGGGTTCTGATCTGGGACAGAATTTTTTCGTAACATGGTAAAACTGATTTTAAAATTTAGTTAATCGGCTGTTCGCCGTCGATTTGTGCGTAATAATTCGCGACTTCCTGGTCGCCCCAGTACCCCTTCGGGCAGTGAGTTATTTCGTATCTTAATTTTAAAGGGTTCCAGTTCTCCAGGGCTTTCGTTTTCGCGTCGACGTAACATTTACAAACTTTACAGCGTCGCGATTCGTGGTCGAATAATTTACACGCTTCGCAAGTTGCCAGACGTTGTTCCGCGATTTCAGGTTCGACCAGGGTCGTAACCAGGGTTTTTAAAGCAAGTAAGGCGGCGGCCCTATCGATAAAGTTCATACGTTCAGGATTAACGAAAGCCCCAGCGTCGCGAATGTCGGGACGGTGTTTCGCAACCCTCCAGACATACCGGGAACGGAAGTCCCAGAGTTTCGGCGTTCTTTGTTAGCCATCGTAACATATTATCGGTCGTTCTTTTGATCTGTCCGTCCAGCTTCGCCGACGTTTGGATAATTTCCGCTTTGTTCGCCGACCTGAAACCAGAACCGTCGCCCTGGTTTACGGTAAGCCCCCCGGCTCCAGATCGATAAGTCGTAAAGATTAAAGAAGCGTCGTACACCTTCAAAGCCAGTAAAAACCGAAGATATCCTGTCCAGAGTTGATTCGACCCGGCATCGGTGAACCGTTCGAACGCTGTCCAGTCAGACCCCGAAACGATCGGGTCGGTCGTATTGGAATTCGCTGTCGATTTAAACGTACAACCGTTCCGAATAACCAGGTCGTCCAGGGAATACGAAACGTTCGGGTCGTATTCAGAAACCGAAGAAGGATAAGTCGTTAATTTCGAAACCAGGTAATCGTAAAGGGTCGTTCCCAGGCATTCGTCTGCGAATTCCTGTTCGATTTGTGGTATCAGTTCACAAAAAGACGACGTCGGGTAATCGAAACCCGCCGGGCTATATTTGAGAACTTCGAAAGGCGTTATTAAATCCATCGTTACGCGTTTTCTTCCTTTGGGTCGTTTGGATTGTTATTCGGGTCTGGGGCCTGGTTCGGGTCTGGATTCTGGTTCTGGGCCTGGGGCTGATTTGTCGACTGGGTCTTTCCGCTTTTGTATTCCTCCAGGGAAGACGATATCGGCGGGGCAAAAGCGATCGAATAAACGTTCGCTTCTTCCTGTCCCATAAATGACCAGCCGGCCGATAAAATGCTGTTCGTAAAGTTGGTAAGTTCGTCGTGCAGTTCGTCGATAACCGGTTCCATGTTTAACAGGTAATCGGACAGATAAACGTCGGTCGAAAACCCCGACGAAACTTCCTTTCCCATAAAACGCGGCGTTACCATGTGAGCGCGAAAAATCTTTTCTTCGCTGATTTCGCCCGTTACCTGGTACCAGGCTTGCTTCATATTCGGCGAAACCTGGAAAACAAACATCGGACGCGAACCGTAAGGTCTGGAAACGACCATTACCGATTGCGGGTCTTCGCCTTTGTTCGTGTAATTTTCTTCGAACTGATCGACGAACCCGTCGAACCCGTTCTTCTTCGCCTTTTCATTCTCCAGCGCGGCGGAAAATTCCGGGTCGTCGTCTTCCAGTTCGACGATAAGTCGTCCGGTAAAGTCAGACGCCGCGGCTTTAACCAGATAAATCGCGTCCTGGATTTCGCGGTATTTGTAAATATCTGCCCCCGTACTGGGCGGACGCCCGTACCAGGTGTAAGACCCGCTTTTTAAGTGAAACATTGTCCGAAGAACCCCGTCGTCGTTTACGAATAAAGGGTAAATCGGTACTTCCCTGGGCGGGTTCTTTTCCAGGTATTTATCTTCCCAGACCGGCGATATCGCGACGATCTTCGGCTTTCCTGGTTCTGTATTGAAATAAAGAACGTTCGTCGTTTTGTGAGCGCGAAGGAAGATTCGGGTCTGTCCGCCTTCCGTAGCGATCGACATTTCGACAAATGCGTTACCAGTGGCTTCGTACTGCCAGCCGATACGTCGGTGAAAAGAAGAAATTCCCCCTTCAAATTCAAAGAACGTTTTTAACTGATCGACGAACGCGATCGCCTCCGCCGGTGTAACCTCCGCCAGTTCTTCCCCCGTTTCGAATTCAGGGTCGACAGACCGAACGATTCGGGCCTTCCCTCCGACCGCGTACTTTACTTTTTTCTTAATCGCGGCCGAATTCGTCGGGGAAAGATTCGCCAGTAAAAGGTACCAGGTCAAAAGACTATGCCCGGAACTGGCTGTTTTGCCAGCATACGGAACCAGGTTGTAATCCTTAAAAATCTTTTTTAACGTCCTGGTATCTTTTACTTCCGACGGAATCGGATTTTCAAGTCGGAACAAATGATCGACCCGCTTCGCCCGACGTTTGAATAAGTCCCGTTTCGGGTTCGTTGCTTCGTCAGGTTCGCAACAGTCCAGATTTATAACTTCCGACATTCGTTACCGATTTTAAGTTTTCGTCATTGCCGAACCCGCTTCGTCGACTTCTTCGACAAAGGGGTGCTTTTCATTTTCGAACAGGTACTTTAAATCGGCCTGGGTGGCCCCTGGTACCGACTTCGTAATTTCCGGCCCGGCTTTCGACGCTTTCTTCGTAACGGTAACAGACTTACCCGAAAGCGCGACGGCGACCTTTTCCGTACCGCGAACGACAAGCGTTACCGCGTCGGGATATCGGGCCAGTTTATCGGCTTTAACCTGATATTTTTTAGCCATTTCATTAAGCGTTTGAAATGAATTGTTAAGGTTTCGATCTTCCCGATCGTTTACAGCGCCAAAATAGCGGCGTCGTCCAGATCGGTCGTCAGCGTGAACGAATTCGAATTCCCCGTAATGTTAAATTCCATACGGGCTTCGTTCTGTGTCGTGTCGGTATTTACGTTCGGGATAATCCGCGTATTCCGGTTCTGTGTACGCTCCGGCGCGCCAGTGGCGGCAAGGGCTTCGAATCCCTGAACCAGACGGGTACCGTTCGCCAGGACGTGAATAAAGACGACGTCGCAACAGTCTTTGGCATTGTTCGCGGCATCGACATAAGCGGCGGTAATCCCTTTAAACTTGACGAACGCGGCCTGTTCATTACTGAACCGGTTGTTATTGACGCTGCCCGTCTGGTTAAAGTTTGCGGTTCCGTCGCCGTCGTAAACGTATTCTTCCCAAAGTCCGACGCTGGCCATCGTAAAGTTTGTAATTACTCCGGCGGTAATCGTTACCGAAGTTATGTCGGACAGCTTACAGCCGAACGACTTAACGATTCCCCCCTGGTTCGGGGTGCAGTCGGTAACGCTGTTTATACCTACTAAGGTGCAAGCCATATTTTAAAAATTGTAATGTTAAACGGATAAGATTTACTTCGTTCCTGGTTCCTCCAGGTTTACGGGTGCAGGATATTCGACGCCATTACGCCGAAGTCGGTGTTCGCTATGCCAGCGCCCCAACGGAACCCGGTTGTCATGTAAATTTTACCCTTGTCTTTCAGCATCTGGCTTTGCTCCAGGATAAGACCCATGCCTTCCCATTGACGAAGATCGGCGACGTCGTGAAGGATGCCGAAAACGCCGGGCGAAAAGATTCCAGCGCGGTGCGACTGGGCTCCAGTGATCGCGTCGAAACGTGCCGGAGCGTCCCAGCGAACGACGGGCATATTATCGTAAAGAAGGACGTTTCGCATAAGACGGGTCGTACCGTCAGCAGTTTCCAGCGTGTAACGGTAAGCCAGTTCGTTCGTTCCTGCCTTCGCGGTAATCCAATCTTTGTAAGCCTTGAAAATGTCCTTCGTTACCAGAATAATCGGGAAACGTGGGGCGCCGTTAATCGACATACCCGTGTCGATCATTGTTTGAAGGTCTGACGACGCTTCGGCTTTCAGCATTTCGAACAACGCGATAACGTCGCCGGTATAAGCGCCGGTCGTAATGTTCAGATCGCTTTCGGGAATGTCCAGGTTATAATAAGGTTCGTTTTTCGCGGCCAGCGCGTCCAGTTGCGTAATTACTCCGCCACATTCGACGCTTAACATTTGGTCGACATAATCTTCCCATTCAGGAACCCCGACCCGGTAAAATCCTTCGTTGTTCGCCTGGGTAATAAGCGGGTGATTCGCATAATGGTAAAGGTCGAAGAACGAATTACCGATACCCTGGTAAACCTTTACCATCATTTGAGCCAGTAAGTCTTCCAGCGCCGGCGTCATATCGCGGACGGTATGTCCAGGGCCGAACAGACGTTCGAAACAGGTGCCTAAAAATGTGTCCAGACACTGTTCGCCGTCGTATTCTTCGGCGCAGGTCGGAAATTCGTCGATATTCAGACGAACCCCGCCTTTCGGGTTCCAGGTACAGCCGTTCTTCCGGTTTGAAAGGACGTGTTTCGGAGTATTGAAAGAACCGAAACGACCTTTAAGATCGGAGCCCAGGACGACGTCGCCGTAAAGGCCCAAAGCGCGGGCATACTGGTCGGTTTGTACGACGGAAATATTTTCAAAAATCGTAAGCGCGGATTCCGTTTGTACAGTTATACGCCGACCGGCATCGGTTGCGGTGAGGCCGAAGCCTCCTTCGATCATTGGCATAATTCAAAAAAATTTTAAAATGTGTTTGTAAATGAAGACTGGGTTCTTTACCGCGCCGGTCGTCAAATATTTTTATCGTCAGTTCAGGGGCTGACGGGTAACCAGACCTTTGAGGGCCTTCGACTGGATAACGTGGACTTTTACGCCGTCGTTACCTTTTCCGACTTTCGTCGCGTCGTGTTCTTCGCCCTGGTCGGTTTCTTTTTCTTCTCCAGCGCGAAGACTGGCGATCTTACCTGACAGTCGATCGGTTTCTGTTTTATGCTGGGTTTTCAGCGCGTCGATCGCGTTCGCCTTTTCGCCGATTTCGGTTTGAAGTTCTTCGATACGATCGTCCTTCGCCGCGATCTGGCCTTCGGCCTTTTCTGCCCGGGCCGTTAGGTCGGTAACGCTTTGTTCCAGGCCCGTAACCTTTTCTGTAAGTTTCGTAACCTGGTCTTTCAGATCGCCGACGGCTTTCGTCGCGGCTGCTTCCAGCATTTTCGATAAAGGTTCGGAACCTTCGATTTTTGCGTGAACGTCGGTTTCGGTGGCCGTGTCCGCGTCAAGTTCAAAGAAGGAAACCAGCCCTTCCATAATTTGGGAATACAGTTTCGAATTTTTGATTTCGAATTTCATGTTCGTAAAATTTTCCCCTTTCGGGTTAATAGTTTTTTAATAGGGAATTGACCCGCTTAACTGCGAACTGTAAATTCCCGATTGCGTCAACAAGCCCCCGACGTTTCGATTCCTTCGCGTCGAAGACAGCCCCCGAAAGGGTTTCTTTTATAAAGTCCCGTTCGCCCCTTAACGGACGGTCGGATTTAATTTCTTCGTGGAATTGACGGGTTAAGACGTTAACCCGTTCCTGGAGGCCGGAAAAGTCGCCAGCGAGCGCGGCGCGGAATTCCTGGTTCTTTTTGGGAACATCGGCCCCGTAAATGTCCGTAAACCGTTCCCGGTACTTGTTTAAGATTTTGGTATCTAAGGTTAACATTGTTCCGATCGAACCGAATTCGGCGCGATCATTTGAACCGATAATTTCGTCGGTTCCTGCCAGGGCGCGATAAGCGGCGGACGCTGCCAGGTGAGCGAACCCGACGACGGGTTTATTCCTTTCGCTGATCGCTGACTTTATGACCGTTCCGGCAATTGATTCGCCCCCGCCCGACAGGGTTTCGATAATTACCCCTTTTACGTTTTCATTGTGGAAAGCGTTACGAAGGTCGGACGCCATACGATCGGCGCCAGGCGAAGAAAGCCCGCTTTGTGTTCTCATTACCCCGTTTAACTTTAACAGGGCGATCGACCCGGGCGGCGTTTCCTCCAGATTTTGAATATCCCAGCGATCGACAAAACGATAAGAAGATTCGGACGGAACGATCAGTTTCGGAAGACATTCTTTACGCCGTTCCTTTATTTGTAGATCGTCAAAAGTGAACCCAGCCCTTAACATAAGGACTTCTTGCATATACCGGTTAAACTCCGAAAGCGCGAAGTCGAATTCGATTTCCAGCATTTCGGACGTAATAAGGAAACCTTCGATATCGCGATTAAGGCGAAGATCGGTCGCTTCCTGTTCGATATTTTCAGACGATACCGGCATAAACCTTTTACCGCAAAGAAAAGACCGATATCAGTCAGACGCGGGGCCTGGGGCCTTTACGCGTCCGAAAAAGTTGGACGTTATTTTTTTAAATGGTATTGAATCGTCGATTTCGGAAGACCGTATTTTATTTCCAGCTGTCGGAGAGACAGCCCGTTCGATTTATCGAAGACGATTAAGGGAAGGACGATTTCGTTATACTTCCATCGACAAAAAGTATCTTTTACAGACTTCGGAAGGTCTTCGTACTTTTCGACCGTCGACATTTTCAAATGCCGCGCCAGTCGTAAGGTCATAAGTTCGTAACGTTCCCGAAAACGTTCTTCCTTCGTGCGTTTATCTTCCATTTATTCGGCCTTTTTCTCCAGGAATAACCCGATTCTTTCTTTCTGGTCTTTTCGAACTTCGACAAAAGTTATGCCGAAGGCCCCCTGGTATTCGAAGTAAGTCTTACCGGTTACTTCCGTAAGTAACGATTTCCTTCGTAAAAGGTCGATAACTTCCGAAGGACAAAGTAAGACGACGTTCCCGGTTTCGATATCAGTTTTAAAAGATTCTGCAGAAACCAGGGAACAAATTTCGATACTTGTCTGAATCCATCGTTTAACCCTGTTCTTTCTTATCTTCATTCGGTTTTTTGATATGTCCGTTTTCGATGCCCCAGGTAAACCAGCGACGAACCGCGTCTGTTTCGCAGCAATAAAATTCCCTTGAAAGTTGGTGTTCGTTGTGTATCGCCATAAGTTGGCCCCAGGAACGACGTTCGAACAGATCAATAACTTCGGCGTGTTTATCTTCCGGCAATTTTGAAAAGTCCCACATTGGAATTAAAATTTTCGGTTCGTCCGGTAACGGGTTAATTACCAGGTCGGCCCAGGGCGGTAACCCTTTTCGGATATCCGCGATCTTACCTTTCGGTAAAGGGTCGACGATAATATCGTAATCGCTTTCGACGACTTCCTTCTTTCGTAATACCTGTCGCATACGACGAATCTTCGCGCCCGACGTCGGGTCGACATATTCCCCCGTTACCCGACTTCCTGTCGCGTAAACGTCGCGACCAGGGAAGAAGGACGCCAGTTCTTCGAATTTCGTTCGTATGTACTGGGGCAGCCGACCGAACGTCCTGGACGCCCGACTTTCTGCCAGTGCCTGGGCGGACGCTACCAGGTTCGGGTCGATATCGCCGAACTTTTCGTATTCGACCGAATTCCGCCTGTCGGCTTCCCTGATCGCCCAGTTCCAGCGTCGAAGGTTGTCCAGGGTCGGGTCGAACGCTTCGTTATTACCTGGGTGAAGGGCTTTAAACCTTTCGAATAAGTCTTTTATCTGATCGTCGGTCGACATTGTAAACGGTTTTAATATTCGGTTGTCGGAACACAATTTTCAGGAACGCCGGTAAACGAAGAACCGTAACCCATATCGTCGAACCCGGCCTGGAAAATTGCCTGTTGCTGGCTGTCCTGGGTATAAATATAACCTTCCGAACCTCCGACGGTAATCGTAATCGAAAACGGAACGCAAGCCAGATTTTTAATTTTAAAGTACCGAAGTCCCTTTTCTGGGTGAACCCTGGTCGAATACGAAAAAGAAAAATACGGCGCGCCGATACCGTTCAGCACGTCGACCAGGTTCGTAACGTATGGTTTCCCCCCGATATCGATTATCTTAATCAGTCCCAACGCGACCGGCGCGGTAAGTTGTTCGATACCATCGACGACGAAGGAAGATATTAACCAGGAATTTAAAGTCGACTGTCGAACGTTATACCCTAAATCCTGATAATATTCACACGTTTTAAACTGACAACCGCAAGGAAGATCGCAACAGTCCGTTTCCGACGGTTCGACGAAGAACGTAACCGGCGTCGGAAGATCAGAATTCCCGGCCGCGAAGTCCCTTACCGCTTGCATCGGCGCGACGATCGGAATTCCGCGAAGTCTGAACCGGTAAAGATTTCGGAAGTCGTAAGAAAAGTAATCCTTCGTTTTCATACGAAGAAGAAGATCGACGGTATTCCCGTTACGGTTGTCCTGCGTATAACCAAGATAAAAGACGGTAAAAAGATCGACGCCTGTCGACCCGAAAACGAAGTACGGCGTAACCGTCGGCGTCGGAGTTAATTCGCGGGTCGGAAGGTTTGAAGCGTAACCAAATTCTTCGACAAGTCCGTCCCCTCCAGGGTTCGGCGGATAATCAAAAAAGAATGTCGAATAAACACTGGCGGACGTAATCGGCGCCGGGTTTATCTGTTGAACTGGGTCGTATGCGTAAAGAACCCTTTTTCCCAGGTTGAAAGAACGATTCCCTTCGGTATTATCCCAAAGACGGGGCAAATATGGTAAGGGGTTTCGACTTCCGGCCCCGCTTGCTATGTCTGACGGTACCCCCTCCAGCGTCGGTTCGATAAACGGGTTCTTTATTTCTTCGATACCGTTCGGAAAGTCGACGCTGTTTAATAGCGTCCGACTGTGCGCTGGCTCCAGTAAATTAAGGCTTTTGATATAAGCGTCCGTCGTGTCTTTGAACTGAAACCGCGTATATCTTTTAAGGTTCGGACGTATTGGTTTCGTCTGAATCGAACCAGGAACGACCAGGTCTTCCAGGTCAACGATCGGCGATTCCCGAAGAAGGAATCCAGGGGCTGTTCCAGACCAAAGTTTCGACGTTTTATTCGGGTAAATCGTAACTGTCTTCGTTTCCCAGTCAGTATTTAACCGACCGTTTACCAGGTGCAAAAACGCTTTTAACCAGTCCAGAATCGACATATCGTCGGAAACACATTCCGAAACGGTTACGATATCGTCGGTAAAAAGGGAATCGTTCGCCGGAGTAACTGTAAAGTAAAGACCCGGTTCGACCTTGAATCCTGACGTCGGTAAAACATTGATATGAACGACGCCGATCTGTCCAGGTTTAAGGGTAACCGTTTCTTCGTATGTTACCGACTGGGTTTCGTTTGCGTCGAATTGTACCAGAAAGGCGTCTTCCGATATCTGTTCGCCCGTAAAATCGTAATCTGCCCCGTTTTGCTCCAGTTCCATAATCGAAAACCAGGCCGGGAAGGGATTCGGACGATCGTTAAAAAAGTCGCCTTTAAGGTAAAATTTATATTTGAGCGCGACCCCTGTTACGTTACGAAGTCCGCAATAAGTTTTACCGGCGACGGTAATATGTGTACCGGTAAGACCGAACGCCAGATCGGTAAACCGAAGGAAGTCAGCCCCCCCGATATTCGGCAGCCATTCGTATTGCGTATAATTTCGACCGATAACCCGACCGCCGCGATTTGAAGCGATAAAGTAATCCGGTCGAAGGTCGTAAACCCAAAGACGACGAATGTCGTCCAGGTCGAACAGTACCGATTCCAAGTTCCAACCGATTCGACAGAACCCAGCGCGAAGAATATAAATCCAAGAAAGCCAGGGTCGGAAGTCTTCGACCGCGACCGCCTTAAATCGTCCGATCGAACCCTGGGGCGCCTCCGACAGATCGACCCAGCCCCCATAATCGACCAGGGGCCAGTAATAGGGCCTTTGTCCGGTATTCGGGTCGGTGTAATCGCCTTCGTAAGCGGGCGTCGTCCAGTTTCCGATTATCGCCGTCTTTGACATTGTGAACGACCCGAAGTCCAGTTCGTTCGTCTTTAACTGGGACGACAGTTCGACCCAGTGATCGGGCCGACGGGAAAGTTCGACTTCCCATTCGGATTTTTTGTCGTCCCGACCTTTTATCTGGAGGCGATCGAACTGGAGGCCGTGACCGTCGACTTTTACCTGGACGGTATAAAATACCGTTCTGTTATCCAGGGTAAGCGGCGTTTTGTACGCTCCGAATACAATGTTATTCGTATCGGTATAAGGAAGACCGAAGCCCAGGATTCCTTCGACCTTTATCTTTCCCAGGACAGACAGCGATAAAACGTCCTTCGATAGACGAAGCGAAAAGTCGACAGGAAGGTCTAAATCGACCGTCGTCTTTCCTTCAAAACGCGCCGAAACCTCCGGCGGTAAATTGGTAACCTGAATTTCGATATTATCGGCGTTCATTCAATACGCTTTAAAATAAACTGTTGCTTTTCCCCGTCGGGAAGTGTTACCCATACGTCGGCCACGTCGCCGCAGTCGTCAACGAAATTAAATTCCCAGACTTCCGGTTCTGGAGTGTGTACGACGAACGTATTATCGTCGCCGATATCGTAAGGATAACAGAAAAGGGTTTCCCCGAAATATTCAGGAAGTTTTCGACAGTTCGTATTCGACGAAATATCGTATTCCCATTTAAAACCGACAGTCGTTACCGTTTCCCATTTTCCCAGGAAAGACGGCTTCGGTTGTTTGTGACAGCCAAGCGTTAAAAGCCCGGCGAAAAATACCAGGTAAAGGATTTGTTTTTTCATGCCTGTAAACGTTTTTCGGAACTGGATTGCGCCGGTATGTCCTGCGAATAAGCTTCCAATTCGATTTTAATTCCGACGCCGACTTCGTTAACCTTTATCGCGCCGGGTGAAATGATGATTTTTTTTGCCAGTGGCTGACCGTCGTCGTCGGTAACCTTTATCCACCTTTGCGGAGACTTCCGAAGATCGGTAAGCCAGCGACGGTTCGCGTCTGTTCGCTGGAGTTCCGCCGAAAGCGTGTATTTTGTATAACTCCGAAGACTTACCAGGGTTCGACCGCCGTACTTCGCCCGATCGGAGCGATCAGTTCCGCAAGGTATTCCGATTTGTACTTCGTTCCCGTCCTGGACGACTTCGATCTTATCGATCTGAACGTCGAAGGTATCGATACCGCCGGGAGAATTAAGGAAGTAAAGGTCGGTATGTGATTCGCAAGCCATAACAGGAACGAACCCGATATATTCGGTCGCATTAAAGTAAATGTCGTTTGGGTCTGCGGTATTAACCCCGACGACCTGAACTTCGTACTTTAAAATCGTCGTAAGATCGACCGCGAACTGGTCGACCAGGAAGGACGGCGATACGTTGAAATTAACAGGCTGGTGCCAGGAATGTGCGTCCGATACCCCGTCGTTAACGATAAAGTTATAAATCGTCCCGACCGTTCCGTCCAGGTTATAAGTAACGAATCGGGCCTTTAACGAATATTGCCCAAAATCTTCCTGCCAGCTGTTCAGCATCCAGAGCCAGACGAAGGAATCCGTTCGAACTTTCGTTTCCTTCGGCTGGTACGTTAAAAATTCGGCGTAAGTAAGTCCGTTCGGGAATCCGTCGGGGTGGCCGTACCAGTAACGACGTATCTGGAACGGGTCTTCGATAGGGAAAGCGGCGTTTAATATAAGGCCCATTTTAGAACGAACGATCGTACCGCTTTTCGCGATACAATTTTCGCGATACGTCCAGCCATATTCTAAAACGAAAAGCTTCATCATTGAACGGCCCAGGGTAATCGTATCGATAAACGCCGTCGAAGTAAGATCGGGAAGGGGTGTATAAAGTTCTTCCGAATAATCGTCGTTCATAACGACGCAGGTTTCGCCGACTGTCGTGCATTGTTTTTCGGATTCCAGACCGACGAAAGGCCCCAGGGCCGAACCCGAATACGTCGCGTCTTTCAGAACGTAACCCCTGGTTATAATTCGAAACCCGTCAACGTAAACCGGCGACGTTCCGTTCGTAGGCGTGGCGGAACCTCCGATCGTCGTAAAGACGTCCAGAACCATATCTTCCGAACTGAACCTGGGCTGTTCGCGACATTCGTTCCAGGTAAGCGTTATTTCGTAATCAGAACCGACGACCTGGAAACTGATCGTTACCGCCCGATTAAAGAAAATATTCGCGTAAATCATATTCGAAAAGTTCAAAATCGTAAGAAGGCCGATCGTATCGACCTTAAACGACGACGACGAAAAGTCCGAAGACGAATCGATCGTAAAATCGTAACCCCAAATTTTGAACGTCGTCCCGTCGCTGGGTACCGTACACGTCGTCGGGAAGACAAAGACGACGGTCGCGAACGCCCCGGGCGTACTGATCGCGTCGGCGACGTCAGGCTGGAGACAATACCGAACACAATCGGACAAAGGAACCGGCGGTTTTTGATCGTCCAAAAGATCGACCATTCCGTCGGGCTGTTCTGTTAAAGTTATCATTCTGTCGAACTTTTCGGCGTGTAAATTTGAACCAAAGTAAAGGGAAGTAAATACGATTCGGTTACCCCGTATTCGTCTTCGTCCTTCGTGTAACCGATACCCAGTACGAAGACCGGCTGGGCCTTCGCGAACGCCGGTTTACCGGTCTTTACTTCGTTAAGTTTTTCGATCGTCCTTAAAAGCGCGTCGATCGGTTTTTGCGCGAATCTTCTTTTTATCATACTTCGCGGGAAGTTTCCAGGGCCGCTTCCCTTTCGGCCGTTCTGTTTCTGTCGTCCAGACCGGCGACGACCGCCGAACCTGTTTTCGCCGAAGTCTTATCGGCGACAGCTGTCGCGAACGCGTCGACCTGGTCGTCGGTAAACGACGCTTCGGTCGTAATCGCCAAAACTGTGCCGCCCGCTTCGCCTGGGGCTCCGACCTGGGGCGTAAAGTCCAGCGTTCCGCCCGATTCGAACTTCCGTCCGCCGTGTAAGTAATTGAATTCGGATAACTGTCGGATTTTCTTCGATGCTCTTTTGTTCAGGATAACAAAAATTTCGTCTTCTTCGACTTCGACCTGGGTGCCATCGTCGAAGACCCCTTTCGTTCCTCCCTGACTGTGCGGACGTCCGCCAAATACTCCAGAACGAAGACGAAGCGCGCCCCCCTGGGCGAATTTCTGACTATTGATAACCGCGATCTGGGCAGCGCCAGCGACAGCGGCAAGCGCGGCAAGTACAAACGACAGGGGCGGAATCGCGCCCGTAAGCGCCTTCGTAATAGCCAAAGCCGTGTTAATAACCGCTTCGACGATCGCGATTCGCTTCTTCTTTTTCGCCGCGTCCAGTTCGATCGCCTCCTTCCGTTTCTGGTATGCCGCGTCGATCTTCGCCAGTTCGTCAGCGTCGCCGGCCGCTTTCTCCCTTTTCCGTTCCGTTTCTTCGTCCAGCGCCTGAATTTGTTCGTCCCGTTCCCGGTCGATACTGTTTCGCTGAATTTCGAAAATAGCGCCAGCGATCGTTCCGGCAGCCTCCAGAGCCGCTTCGCCGATTTCCTTCCGAAGTTCTTCTTCTTCTTTCAGTCGGGCCAGTTTGTCTTCGTGGACTTTCTGGTCGGCGTCGTTTACGCGATTAAGCGCGTCGATCTGGATTTGTTCGGTCTGGTCGACCGTCTGTCTTACCGCGTCCTGGTATTCAAGTTCAGCGGCTTTTCGTTCTTCGATCGCCTTCTTCCTAAGTTCAGCGATACGAACCGACGGGTCTTCGCCGGTTTGCTGGGCTTGCTCCCTTGCCGCTTCGATTTCCTGTCTGGTCGTTTCTTCGATCGTCGCGATACGGGCGTTAAGTTCAGACTTCGCGACTTCGATTCTGGTCTGGGCCAGTTCTTCGGCGATCGCTGTTACCTTTTCGGCCCGTTCACGCTCCAGCGTCAAAGTACGAACGTTAAAGGATTCCTGTTCTGTCGTAAACGCTTCGTCGAACTGTCGCTGGGAAATAACCCCTTCTTCCAGTTGTTTCGTAAGCTCCAGTTTCCGGTCTTTCAGTACCTGGGTAAGTTCGGTCTGTTGTCTGGTAAAGTCGGTATTCGCGATTTCGACTTCGGTCTGGGCAAGGGCCTGGGCGTTACGATCTGCCAAAAGTTTAACTTCCTGGAATAAGTCTTCCAGTTCCCGTTTTTGTTCTTCGATCGCTGTCTGTCTTTGATCGCGAACTTCGCGAATCTGTATATCGTAAGCCGCGATTATTGACGCCGTTTGTTCTTCGATAAGACGAAGTTCTTCGGCGTCGGCAGTTGTCGCGACGCCCCCCTGGTCGGCGATCTTTTTCTGGAGGGTTTCGCGGGCCTTCGCGACTTTATCCAAAGCGTCCAGACGTTTGTTTTCCAGTTCGGTTTCCTTCCGGTCGAAGTCGCTGGTAAGGGTCGACGCGTCCAGTTCGCGAATCGACTTTTGTAATTCGCGAATCCGTCCGATCTGGGCTTCCAGGGCGCGGGCTTCCTTTTCGGCTGCCGCTTGCGCTTTCTGTTCGGCTGCTTCCCTCCGACGACCCGCTTCGTCGTAAATTTCGTTTTTCCGGTTTTGTACCCGTTCCAATAATGTCGCCGAATCGCCTTCGGCCCGAACCCGTTCGACCAGTAATTCGCGAATCCGATCGGCCTGGTCTGCCGTAAGTTTGTATTCGTCTTCCAGTTGTCGGGCCAGATCGAAGTTACCCTGGGCGATCTGGTTCGCCTGTTCTTCGGTAATCTGTCCGGTAAGAAGTAATTTACGACGTTCGATATCCAGTTCCTTATCGATTAAGGCGGTTCGTTCTGCCAGGTTTTCGGTTTCGATCTTCGTTATTTGTGCCGCTATTTTAAGACGTTCAGAATCCGACCTGGTTCTGTCTTTGAGCGCGACAGATAACTTTTGAACAGCGACTTCGGCGCGTGCTGTCGTAAGGGTAAAGTCTTTCTGGGCGTATTCCAGTTCTTGCATTTCCTTTTTTAACTGGGCCGCGTTCTTCGCTGCTTCGATCATTTGGGAACCCATACCGTCGACAGCTTCGCCGACTTCGTCGAACGCTTCGGACAGACCTATTTCCCCGCTAAACAAACGCCCGAAAACCGCGACGACCTGGGCGACGCGACTTACCAGAACGTCGAAAACAGCCGAAAGCCCGGCGACAGCCTGTTCGACGAAGCCGACGATCGGGGCGAACCTTTGGAAGACCGCGATCAGTCCGACGATCGCCGCGATAATAAGTCCGATACCCAGTGCAGCCAGTACCGCTTTAAGGACAGTACCCGCCGCGCTGAATAACTGGGCGCCCTTCGCTCCAGCCTTCATTCCTTCGCCCGCTACCTGTCCGGCTTTCCCGGTCGCTTCGGTCGCTGTCGCGGCTTCGATTCCTGATTCCGCGACGTCTTCGTTCGCTTTCTTTAAATCCTTCGACGCGGTAAGGTAATCTTTGAACGACGCGACCCCGTCCTTAAATGACTGGAACCCTTCCCGGGCAGCGTTACCGAAATTACCAAGCGACGTTTTACCCTGTTCGAAAAGGTTTATCGCCGTGTTAAGGATTCCGGCCTGTTCGCCCAGGGTTCCCCCGAAACTTCCCAGCGCGTCGGCCGCTGATACGATCGAATTCTTATAATTCCCGACAGACCCGGTAAAATTCCCGACTTCCTGTTCCATGGCTGAAATTTCTTCTTTCAGCCCGGCAGCGTTTTTTATCAGGGTTTTGCCGACGTCGGATTCCCGTTCCGCTTTCGATAATTTGGATATTTCGACGACAAGTTTCGAATACTCCAGACGAAGACCAGCCAGGGAATCGGCCGGAACCTGGGCAGCCTTGAATTCCTTGTTTAACGCTTTTTGTTGTTCGGTAAGCTTGTCGATTTCGATTCGCGTCGCCGCCGCTTCTTCCGATAGTGATTCGAACGCCTTCGAATCCTGGTCGACCTTTCGTAATTCGGTGTTTATTTCCCGAAGTTCAGATCGGAGAACCGCTAATTTTGCCCCGACGTTTGCGTCCTGGACGACAAGTTCGAATAAAAGTTTCACGCCGCGAATTTTATATTATCGTATTCAGAAAGTGCGCTTTGTATATCCAGGACGAACAGGTCGCCGTACTTTTCGAAAAGCTTATCGGCGATCGGTTTACTTTGTTCCTCCAGAACGGTGCGGACGAATCCGGTTCGTTCTCCAGTCTGTGAAAACCTTAAACTGGAACGGGTCGGCATACCTTCCCGGGCGTGTTTATTCGCTGTCGCGAACGCGGCCCCGATCGCTTCCCGCCCCGAAAGGCCGCGATCTTCCCAGAAAGTAATTAAGCCCTGGATATATTGCGACGTTCCTCCTTTACCAGAACGACCGCCGAAGGGAATCCGGTCGGCAGTAACGCCGGTTTCGACGTAAATACCGTAATCTTCAAAATACATTCGACCGACGACGGAAGTACCATCGGCGGAAACTTCGAAGTCGATCGAATCGGACAGTTTACCGGTCAAAACGTGGCCCTGACGACCCAGTTCAGACCGTAACGCTGTCCGAAATTCGGACATAATATCCGTAACGACTTCCTTTAAATTCATTTCTGCAGGATTCCCCGAACAATTTGTTCAGACCTTAAAAGTCTGGCGTTAAAGGTATCGGATTCGACCCGTCGGGCCTCCAGTAAGCGAATTATCTGGTCGACTTGTTCGGACGATATTTTTAACGTCGAATCCTGTTCGACCTGCTTTCCTGGGTACCTGATCGCGATAAAGTCGGCGTCGAATGTCGATATCTGTTTCCCGCCAGGAATCGCGACGTTATTACAAGTCCAGGACGACGGTATCGGATAACACATAACCGAAGACCGATCGAAAGCTGTCGTTATTACTGCGGCGGGCGAAAACTTGTTTAAGACATTCGATCGAATCGTCGACGTCGACCAGTTGTTCGGCGGGCCGGATAAGTCCCGGATAACCTGGGCTTCATTCCAGCAAATACCCCCTTCCGGGTTTTGGTGTTCGTGGTAAAGGCCCAGCGCGTGACCGAATTCATGCTGGACGACGTCGCGTCCCATCCAGCCCAGGTTCATCGTCGCCTTACTTTGGGCGATCGATTTACAGTCCGTACCGACATAAGACCAGGCGCCAGACGACGGATAAAACGAAATTCGGATATCGTAAGGCCCCGACGCTGGGTAAGTGAATTCGACGTTCGCGTAATTCGTCCAGTCCTGGGCGTACTTCTTCGTTTGACTGATAAGTTCGACCGTCGTCGGGCCGACAAACCCGATCTTAAAAACATAACCGGTCGGCCAGAATTTACCCTTCGCGCCGACAGCGCGACGAAGATCGGACGGTTCGTCGATCGTTAAACAGCTCCAGTTCTGGAAGGTATCGACGACCGTCTGGCTTACTCCAGGGCTGTCGATCGCGTTCTGTCCGGTGTCAGTACAAAGGGAAAATGTAAAAACAGCGCCAGCCAGCGCCAGGTAAAGCCAGAAAGACGGAAACCGAAGAAACCGCCAGGTAAAGTTTTTCATTCTAAAGAATCTTTTAAAATTGGACGTGAATAATATTTTCCCTGATAAGTGCCGCGTCGCTTCATTTTTAACTTTACGATAACCCCGTCTTTAACGACGACGTTTCGAATATCGGAAGGGTCAATCGTAAAAATCGCGACGATTCCGTCCGGGTTTTTATTCGGGTTTTTATTCGACTTTTTATTCGGCATCTTAACAGTTTTTGCACCCGCTTTCGAATCCGATCGAACCCAGGGAAAGGGCGTCGTTCGCGAAGTCGACAGTCGGGCAATTTTGAACCTTAATTTTTATCTGAACCTTCGTCCCGTAAATGTTTTTCGCCGGGTATTCGACCCGTATAAAACGAAGGGCCTTATTATCGCCCGCAAGAACCGTACCTGGGTAAGTCTTTACCGAATAACTGGCGATCTGGGCCTGGGCCTTTGCATACCCCAGAAAAGGAAGGAAGTAAATCTTTTCGACAGGGTCGACGTCTGTCGTCGCTGTTACAATTCCGCCCAGGTATTTAAGAACCGAATCCAGTAACTGTTCAGTATCTAAATAAATTTGGTTTATAGGACGACCGGCGCAGGACTGGGGCGCGTCTTTCGCTTTATCGCCCAGGAATGTATCTAAAACAGAAAGCTCCAGTAAATACGTTCGACTGATATTCCCCTGGAAGATCGCGCCGTCCGCGTCGTTCGCGATTTCGAACGCTGTCAAAACTGGGTACTGGTACCGTATTTGATTCGCGTCGAATTTCGACAGTTCCCAGGAACGGGAATAAAAGAACGGCGTATTCTTATCGGTAGGAATTACGCCCAGGGTATCGGTTCCGACTTCCGAATTCTGTCGCGGGTCACGCTGTAAAAGACGAAAGGTCTGGAGTTGCGAACAGGGTCGAACCGGATTCGCAACTGGGTAATATCGGACAGCGTCGCGAAGAACCCGGTAATAATCAGTTATTTGTAAATTCATAACGAAGCCTTTTCGATTGATAATAAACGAACCGCGTCTTCAAAGGTAGCCCGATAAACTGATTCCAGCGCAGACATATCTGGAGAATCGAACCAGCCCTTCGAAAGTAACGCAACAGTCATTTGCCGCCAGCCGACCTTTTTAAACGTTTCTTCCGTGTGCGCGATCGACCTTTCGAACGCTTCCCTTTCTTTAACTGGGTCGCCGCCACGGCTGCGAAACTTTGGAGGCTCAAAAAACCAGCGACAGGCATTACGTTTTCGGAGTTCCGCAAAATACTGCTCAAAAAAAAATCTACGTTTAACGCTGTCGCGGCGTCGATTTCGGAAAAGAAAGACGCCCGGTTCTGAATCCAGGCTTCCCGTTCCGAATCTTTAAAAGGAAGGTTTTCGCCGTCCTTTCGGGCCAGTATTGCCAGCGTTTTAAGATACGTCGAATAAATAAGGGAACCGTTCGGGTCGCCGGCCTTTTCAAGTTCCAGCGTTTTGATCTTATCGAAGTGCGAAGAAAGGTCGCCCAGCATACCGGTACCGGCCGCCTGTTCTTCGATAACTTTGTTAATCCTTCGACGAAGTCTTCCGTCTGGGTCTGCCTGGTTTTCGGTAACCTGTTTTTTGAATCTGTGAACCTCCGCGACTTCGATAACTTCGATCGCCGAAAGTCCTGGAAGAATCGTTTCCCCTTTTACCGCCGACTGGAGTATTACCGGAATCCTGAACTTTTCGCCTTTGTAATTAAAGACCGCCTGTTCTGGAGTAAGTAAGGTACCCTTCGCCTTCGATAACAGTTTTAAAGCGTGTGCGAAAATCTTCGCGATCGAATCGATAAGGCCAGGTTCCGAAAACGTTTCGTACTGGGCGACGACCATCTGTTCGAACGGGTACCCAGTAAATTCGGCGACCGCTTTCGTTACATATTCGGCGACGTTATCCGCGTCTTCGTCCATCTTCCGACATTCGACCAGGAAGTCGATAAACCGGTTAAGGGGCAGTTCTGACAAGTTCGAAGGAATATCGAATTTCGCCAGAACCGACCCGTCCGGCTTCTTTAAAGTGCCCTGATACATTTAATCGACGTTTTGGTTCGCGTAACTGATAAGGTTCGCGGCAAGTTGTGTGTTACTGCCGTCTTCCTTATAAGCGATATTATAATTTTTAAGGGTCGCGACAAGTTGGTCGCGTGAATACTTACCGGCCGCTGTCTTCGCTTTGACTTTCGCGACTTCCTGCAGATCGATAAGAAGATTATCCGCAACAACCTCCGGCAAGTTTGTTGAGGTCGACGGTAGGTTTTCGTTCGAATCCCCTTCCGATACTTCGGACTTTCCCGGCGCGTCGCCCCCTCCAGGGACGTCGGAAGGATTCGAAGAAACGTTCGCCTGTTCTTCGGTAATTGGTTCGTCTGGAAGATTCTGGCGGTATTCCTGCAAAGGTGTAACCGACCCGTCTTCCTGACGAACGCCCGCTTCGTTAACGACCGTCGGTCCGACGTTCTGTTCTCCGACTGTTCGTTCTGTGATTTCTGTAACCGGTATCGGTTGTCCCTGTTTTACCTGGGACGCTGCGACCTGTCTGGTCGCCAAAGGGTGCTGAAACCGACGAAGCGAACGTTCTCCAGGCTTTTGTTTCTGTCGTGTGTGGGTCTGTTCGTCGACTTCCTTCCAGGCTTTCGTCCCGTCGTGGCCGAACTGGTTTGTAAGAAATTCGCGTAACTGGAGAACCGCGACGTCGGTCGCTGATCGTTCAGACCGAAAGGCCGCGTAAAGGGCTTTTGTTTGTGTCAGTAATAACATAAATAAATCGTTTAAAGTGAGGCGACCCGTCGGGTCGGAATTTCGATTTTAGGTAAGATATCAAAGATCGGGCGAATCGATATCGCGTCCGCGAAGTCTGGACTTCGACCGATCGCTTTCCTTATTTGTTCCTTTGGTATAATCCGAAGTTTCCCGTCGGTATTGGTTTCGGGTTTCCTGATCGCCCGAAGTTCCTGTTCGATTTCCGTCTGGTACGTTACGTCTTCGGCAAAGATCGAACAGTTTTCGATTTTATCGCGAAGTAAAAAATACGCCTGGGCGCGAAGGTTCAAATACTGGGGCCGGTTTGTCGCTGTCTTTTCGCCGTGTATTTTGGTAACTTTCTGTTCAGCGATCGGCGCCCCGCCTCCGACGAACGGATAAGCTGTCCGAAGGAATCCTTTTAAGTACGCGCCGACGCCTCCAGAATCGAAAGCGATACGTCGAACAGGAACCGACCAGTCCGCGGCAGCGCGTTTTATTTCCGCGACGACCTGGTCGCCCAGGGACTTATCGAAGACCCTGATTTCGACAATAACCCAGCCGTCCCAGACAATAATTACGAATTTGTCGGTACCCTCCAGGGCGATATCTGCCGTAATATATCGAACGCCGGTTTTCCTGACGAAGTCGTTCGAAAAAATATCGCCGATCGCCTGGTTCGTGTAAAGTCGAAACGCGTCGTTATCCAAGTTAATCCAACGACCGTCTAAAAGTTGGGCGCGTTCTGTTTCGGTAAGTCCTAAAAGGTTGCCCAGGTACCCAGGGTTCGATTTTAAAAGAACCTGATTTTCGAACAGTTTCCCAGCGACGAAGGTTATCGATCGAATCGCCCCTGGTAAAAGTTGGGCCGCGACCTGGGCCGGTAAGGACGTCAGAATCTGTTCTGGAGTTTCGGCCATAACGACCCGATTATCGATTCTCGCCATGTACAAAACGACGCCCTGCATTTCAGGAATCGGAGCGCCGCGAAGAATTTCGACTGGATAATCGTCTGGGTATATCCAGGGCGAAATAAGTCGCTTAACCCAGCCTTCGCCCTGCGGATTCGTCGAAGCGCGGACGTATGGTTCGACCAGACAGTCGCCCGATCGGTTCCTGGATAACATATAAAAGAACTGTTCTTCGGTGAAGTGCGTCAGTTCATCGAAAGCGATATACGGAATTTCGGCCCCCTGGTAACCGTAAACGTCGTCTTCTTTGTGAAGGTGCGCCAGCTGTAAATCGAAGCCGGTCGGGAAGGAAAATTTAAAGTATTGGTTTCCTCCGAAGGGCGTCGGACGGAACCCGGGCTGGAGTTTCCGAAACAGACTTTTCGCCTGATCCCAAAGACCGCCGGTCGTTTTGATTTGTACCGCTTCCCGCCGAAAGATAATCCCTTTAAAGTTCGGCGTCGGGTCGACGACGTATTTCAAGGGTTCGTAAAGTAAACAGAACGTTTTCCCGCAACCGGCCGAACCTCCGATAATCGCGATATCCGCCGGACAGTCCGTCGCCTTTTCCTGGAACCCGACCTGGGGCTTTACGTTTATTCTCATTTTATCGACGTCGATTTCTGTAAAAAAGGACTTCAATAATAACAGCAAGAACCAGACCGAGCCCGGCAGCGTAAACCCAGGGTACCAGGAAAAACCCAGCGAATAACAGGACGACTTCGACGACTTTATTACCGACATAAGAAGTAAGTTCGGAATACTGTCTTAACATTAAAAACATAATCGGAGCGCCCAGAATCGCGGCCCATTTCTGCCCAGGTGTAAGCGACTGCCAAAGGCCCTTGTTATTTAAAGGCCATTGTCCCATAATAAAAAAAATTGCCCGACTGTCTGGAGGGTAGGAAGACAAGTCGGGCGGGCTTTCAATTCGTTTTTGCGTTCTGGATTTCTCCGATATTTGATTCTTTACCCCATTTTGTAACGACAAGGTACCCGAACGGTACCGGCTGTAAAATTATCGGGTCGTCGATATGAACGAAGGACTTCGGGTCGCCAGGAACCAGACCTGGTTTAAATCGAAGACGATAATCGACGACTTCGACAGCGCCTTTATATCGTTCAAACATTGTGCCAGGCGCGACGACCGAAGGACATACGTTCGACGACAGATTAAACGCCGTCGACCTGGTAATCGTCGAAGTCGGTATCGTAAGCGAAACTTCGAATTTATGTACCAGGCCGCGTTCTTCCCGACCGACCTTCCATTCGACCCAGACCAGACCGTCTTTAATTGACGCCAGGCCCATATCGACCAGCCATTCGGAACCGAAAATGTCGATCTTCAAAAACAGACGGTAAACGTCGTGTTCGCTGTTCGCTGATACCAGGACAAACGAATCGCCGATCGGTAACAGTTCGAACGGCTTTTCCATATCGCCAGGAATGTAACCAGACCGAAGACTTAACGTCGACCCTTCGAAAGTCGAAAGGGTACCTTCGACGCCGTGTTTATTGCTTGTCAAAGCCTGGAGTATTCGGCCAGGAATCGAAGGGTCTTCGAACTTTTCGTCTTCGGGTCGAAGTCTGAACAGTTTCAGTTCCAGCCGATTTTTTACCGGTATAATTCCGGTAAAGTTCAGGAAGGAACCCAGAACCAGATCGTATTTACGACAGATATCGCCGATCTGTTTTTCGGTAACGAAGTTATTACCAGGATAAAAGACCCGATACTTTTCGACCTGGTCGACAAAGTCTTCGGCCTTTACTCCGACGGGCCGGTATTTCTCCAGGTAAGTAAAGTCGTTCGCCTGTCTGACTGATTCGAAAAGGTCGAAGGTAAACTGTTCGTGAATTTCTTCGATAAGTGCCGTTTCCATGTTTGACGCGTTTTGTAACGGTAAAAATATAACGCAAAGATAACGAACGGGCGACAGGTGCGCAACCCGTCGCCCGCTTTTTAAAAATGTCGAAAGACGATTCGGTTCTGTTTTAAATGGAAGATTCCAATATTACCAGAAACTTCGAAAGGTTCGATCGACGTCGCGTCGCGTAATATCCAGGAATAAAGACCTTCGGAGTAAGGGACGAAAGAAAGATCGGCGTCTTTCGGCTTCATTGGTCGGCAGTCGACCAGTTCGACGACGGCGATCGCCTGTCCCTGGGGCATAATACTTTTGTACTGTCGGTAATACTCCAGACTGTTCGGCATAAGAAGGGAAACGCCGTCGAAGACCTTTTTCCCCGAACAGATAATTAACGGCCCCCGATAGTTAAGATTTGAAGATCGAACTTCGATCGTCTTTACGCCCCAGCCGACCAGACTGGCGAAAGGTTGTTTTATCGTTATCGCTGGTAAGGACTTCTTCGCCTGTTCGTATTCGTAACAGGAACAAGCGTCGACAGATAACAGGGGCGAAAGGGTGCAGGCCATACGTTAAGGATTTGCCGGTCGGTATTTGTTTACCGCAATATTACCGAAGTTATGGTTTATAAAGTTACAAAAGTCGGGTTTATCGTCGTCGTCTGGGACTTCGGCCGTCCAGGGCGATATCTTCCTGCCGTCGACTTCTTTAAAACATTTCCTGAAAGAAACAACCGCGAAGCCCCTGGTCGGGTTTACGACGATCTGTTCTTTTTCGGTTCCCAGTGATTCGTAAAACAGCGAACCGAACCCGTCTTCCAGTACGCCCAGGAACCGAACCCGTTCGGAGTATAACGGCGCCCCTGGGTGTTTGATATCGGAAATAACAAGTCGATCGCCGTCCTTTTTAACGACGACCTGGACGTCTGTCTTCGTCGAATCGATTTTTAAAACCCTGGGAATCGTATCGGTTTCGTTCAATCCAGAACGGTCGACGGTCGAATCCTGATCGAAGCGTTCGAAGTATTTCTGGTAAACCGGCGCTGGGTAAAACTGGTAATCGAAGTCGCCCTGGGCCTGAACCTGGAGGGAAAAGAAGATCGGGAAAAGAAAGAAAAGTAAATTTTTCATCGTACGTATTTAAGCGTTAAAGGTTGACTTATTCGGAAAGGTTTTCTGGAAGGTCTAAAACGTCGGCGTCTTCGATTCCGCCCTGGTCTTCGATCTGTCGTTTACGACTGTGCTGGTTTGGAATATAAAAGACGTAAACGTCGTCGCCGTCCGAACCAGCATCGGGAAGGGCCGCGACAGGCTTCCCGTCGATACGATCTTCGATATCCATAATCGCCCGAAGACGAACCGCGTCGAAGGGACTGTTCGTCGCCAGTCGGAATTTTTCTAACATTAACGCTTCGGCCCTGGTTAACTGAATCGTTACCCCGTTTACCGTTACGTTAACCGTTTCGTCCAGCATCTTTTTAATAATGGTCGAAAAGTGTTTCGTTCCCTTTTTCATGCCTGCCGGGTTTCCCGATTGACCAGGTCGAAAAGGTCGGAGCGTTCCGCCGTTCCTTCCGGGTATGGTCGGTCTGTTATCGTTTGCCTGTTCTTCCATGTTTTACACTGCGTTTACACTGCGTTCGGGTTTATTTTACCGAAAATTTCGTGCCGACATATTTCCAGGACGTCGTTAACCGCTTCGTCGCCGCTGTATTGTTCAGCCATTTTAATTGGCCCCTTTGCGCCGACTGTCGACCGTAAAAGGTACATATCCACAAAGGCGACCTTTTCATGTAATGAATTAACGCTGGGTTCGACGTAACCGTAATAAACGAAAGACCCTTCTTTCGATAATGTTCGGCGACGAAGTTCCTTAAAAGAACGCCCAGTCCGACGCCCTGGTAATCAGGAAGAACGACTGTTCGGTGTTCTTTCCTGGTATTTTTAACGATCGGGTGAACGAAGTTAATCGCGGACGAAAGACCGCAAAGTTCCCCGTTACAATACATAAGAAAGACGTCCGCCGATCGGTGGAAATTATGGTTTAAATAGTGATGTTTAGCAAAGATTTTCCAGACGCTGCGATCGTTTGTCTGGAATATTTCGACGTTAATTTCGGGCTTTTTTTTTCCGTAAAAACGGACATTGTAAAGTCGTTCGCGTCGAATACCCAGTCGGGCATTAACCAGGGTAAAACGTCGAAATGACAGGTTACCGCGATAAAACGACGTTTCGTCTTCCTGATCGCTTTCTGGACAGCCAGACTTCCGATCTGTGCGACGTTACGGTCGACGACGCTGGTAAATTCGTCGAAGACGATCAGGTCTTTATTAAGAAGAAGGGCGCGGGCTAAATCGGTACGCATTTTCTGGCCGTTCGATAGGACTTCGTAAGGTTTGAGCCAGGAAGGGGGCGAAGAAAAACCGACGGAATTAAATACCTGGGCGATTTCCTTTACGGTTACGCCCTCCGGCATACAATCGACGACCGATTTATTCCGGTCGTACTTGAATTTCGTAATATACGAATCGGGGAAAAGTTCTTTCGCGATCGTCGTTTTACCGGTTCCAGAATTACCGACGATCGCGCCGATCTGCCAGTCTGGAGGCGGGTCGAACTGTCCCTGGAATTCTTCGACGTAACTGTCGGGCTGTAAATCAAACATTCCGACGATCGACGAATTCCGAAAGGTATCTTCGACTTCGATCTTCCTTACAATGTTAATATTTTGCATTGATAGCCCAGTTCGGTAAGTTGTTCGAACGCTTCCTTTAAAGCCATTTCGTCGGCGAATTCGATTTCGATTTTAAATACTTCGTCCAGGGAATTCGACAGGTCTTTCGGAGCGCCAGAGCCCCCGCCGGCAGCGTCGCCCCCGATAGTAACGTCGGTATCGAATACCAGGTCGCCCAGTCCCATGTTAACAGCTGCGTCGAAGTGAATCTGGACGTTCTGGTTATCCCAGTTAAGGTTCGTTTCGGCCGTTCGGTTATCAGCCAGCGCCAGCGCCCGGGCTTTTTCGTCGTCCAGGGAAAGGTCGGTTCGTTTAACGACGATCAGTTCTTTACCATCGGTTTCGACGATAATCGCGTTTTGAATTCCTTCTTCCAGGGTCTTTTTTTGGGTCTTATTCCCAGCGATAAGACGGTTATCCTTATCGACCAGGACAGAACGTCCCAGGCCCAGCGTTTTAATACTTTCGCCGATCATTCGGTCGCCGACGATCGTTCCCTGGTTCGCGTTCTTATCGTCCTGGATAAGATCGGCGACTTTACCTTTCTTTACCTTTGCCATACGAATAAAAAAGCCCGACGCCCCCGGTTAAAAGACGACGGACTTATCGGTTTTGAATAATTCCCTTCGGTTTCCCATACTGCAAATAACGTACCATTCGGAGAAATTACAAAATTAACGCATGGTTCGTATTTCGTGAACCAGGTCTTCGACGTCGACCTTCCCAGTCCTGACGATTCCCCTGGTAATCAGTTCCTGGACGATTTCGATTTCCGCCTGGAGTGCGACCATAACTTCCAGGTCGTCGTCGATTTCCGCTTCGAACAGCGCGTAATAAAGATCGGACAGGGAACGACCATCGTCCGCGTAAACTTCGTCGATATCGTCCATCGTACAAAGTCGGTTTTCGATACGCTTCTTCGCCCGGCTTCCGTACCTGATCGCTTCGGCTGCCAGGGTTCCGAAATGTGTTTTCAAGTCGTGGGCGATCAGGGTATCGCAGACGCCGACGTCGTACATAAACCGGTCGATAACGTACTTCGCCGGGTGGCCCTGTTCTTCGATAATTTTCTGGACGTCTGGAGGGAAGACCGGCGGGTCGACGTCGTGTTTCACCTTAAACCGGAAACCGCGAACGACAGCCCCGTCGTCAGTAACGACGACCCAGGCCAGACCCGTAATCCTGGGCCAGTTCTGCAGGTCGGTAACTTCGGCGTCCCGATCTTTGGGTTCCTCCAGAAATTCGGTTTTGAAAAATAACTTCATTTGTCACGGTATTTTATAATCGTTCCGAACCTGGAAAGGAAACAGGTCGGGCAAAGTCCAGTAAAAACGACGTTCGTCGCGTCGTCCCGAACGAACGCTGTCCAGGTATAAGGACAGCACATACAAAAAACGGTTTTAACTGTCATTTATCGAATAAGGTCGCCGGTTTGAATCCAGGAACCAGGAACGCGTTTAATCCATCGGCCGCGGCAAGTATGGCGCGGGCGCGATCTTTTAGGGAACGAATGTTTCGTTCGATTTCTTCCGGGTCTGTCGACGTAAAATATCCGTCGCTGGTCGCCATTACCGGACAGATCGAATTTATTCGTAAGTGGTTTATCATTTTTCGAAGTCTGGTACCGGTAATTTTGAACTTCTTCTTCTTTATCGGGTATTTATCCAGGTTCGCGTTTAACCCCTTTACGATTTCAGGCGATCGAATCGGGTTTTTGCTGGTTCTTTTCTCCAGTCCAGCGATAAGATAAGGAAGGACGGTAAGTTCGTCTTCGGTAAGCGGGGCGGTAATGTCTTCGAATGTTTCAACCATTTAACAAATTTACGACTTCCTGGACATACGCGCCAGCGTTTTTTCTAACGCTGAACGCCGACGGATGTTTAACGTCGAAGTATGTCGGCCCAGGACGCCGGTCGAAATGTCGCTGAACCCATTTACCCAAAAGAACGACGGCGTCTTCTTCGCTGGGCTGGTTCCGTTCGTGCCATTCCTCCGCCCATGGCGCCGGGTCGACTGGTTTTACGTCAGTATCTGCCAGGTTCGTGCGAATCGTCTGGAAATTCGCGCCGACGACGATCTGGTCGATAACATTTCCCGTCCAGGTCGTAAAGTCCAGGGGCGAAAGTCCTGGTCGGTTATGTTCACCGACAAAGAATACCCGGGCGAATCGTTTGTTCTGTCGCTGGGCCGAACCGATCATTCGAACAGCTGTCGCCGCGTTCTTTCCGATCTGGACGTCGATTTCTCCAGGGAACCAGATTTTAACCTTCGGGTCTTTCCTGGTCGGTTCCCTGAAATAAAACAGAACCTTTTCGGTCGGTTGTCCCTGGTCTAAAATAAACATTCCCTGAACGCCGTTCTGGTTCGCTTTCTCCGATAGAAACGAAGCCCTGACGACGCGACTTAATACGTCCTTCGTCATTTCCAGACCTTCTTCTTCCAGGACTTTTTTAAGCGCGGCTTCCTGGGCTGCCAGCGATTCCCGAACGATCTGTCGGACGACGTCCTTCGGGTCGATTTTTTCTTTTTTCATATCTGGACGGTTTGTAATCCGTTAAAATAGTCGAAACGACGTCGGGACTGGAGGGACTTCGAAAGATTGTCTTCGCTTACCGTCGCGACCCGTCGTCCGTTCCAAAGTTTAATAATGTACTTCGTCGACGATTCGGTAACTTCGATATCTTCGATCTGTCCGTAAAGGGAGAATTCGCCGTCGTTATAAATGACCCGTTCCCCTATCGCGTAAGGTAAAAGTTCGTTAAGAAGTCGAACTTCGATCGACTTTTCGAAAACTTCGATCGCGTCTTCCAGTTGTTTTAAAGTAACGATTCGGTAAACGTTTATTAAACGACAAAGATTCGACCCCTGGAGTTTTACCGTCTTCGTAAGGTACAACGTCGGAAGACTGTCGTTAAAGTCCTTAATTACCAGATCGCCGGAACGGAACGCGTAAACCTGATCTTCGTCGCCCAGGTCGAACGCGACCAGTTCGCCAGACGGTAGGTCGAAAATAACGACGACCCCGATCGCGTCGTAAGTTTTGAAGAATCGGGGTTCGTGACCAGGTTCGTCGCCCTGGTTCATCGGCTGGAATCCCAGTCCGTTAAGTATTTCGTGAATTTTTTCGGTCGACATAATTAAAACGGTAAAAGGCGACCCAGGAAGAACCCAGGTCGCCGGTTAAAGTTATCGGTTACGGTTTCGATCAGTTGACAAGTTCGGCGGGAAGTTTGTACGGCGAAAGTTTGCCGACGGTTGACATTTCCAGGACAGCGTCGAAAAGTTGTTCGCCGTAAACCTGGGCTACCTTTCCGCGTGTAATCGGACGACTGGTTCTTTTCTGTCCCTCCAGTTTAACCCCGCCTTTAATAACCTTTTCTTCCAGGACGTTAAAGATCGCCCAAGCGTCGCGACCGTCGTCTTCGGGACGTGCGACGTCCAAAAGTTTTTTAACCTGTTTACGGGTGAACTTCTTATTAAACCGGATTTCGGCAGCGCGGACAGCCAGGTCGATAATCTGCCGGTCGGTAAGAAGGGTCGTCGCCAAAGTTTCCTGAACTTCGAAAACGGTCGGGGCAAGTTCAGCGGCGCGAATCTCGATACCTTCGGCGATTTCCGCTTCGGTTCCCATGTGGCGAATAACGTATTCTTCGCCCAGTCCTTCGACCTGAATACATAAACCGTTCGAACAAACCTGTCGGAAGATGCCAGTTTTAACCCGGAAGAAACAAGACTTATCGTAAGAATTAAGAATCGTAATTTCGAAAAACAGGATTTCGCCCTTTGAATTGACGAACGGAACGTCGGAGCGAAGCCGTACACGGTGAACACCTTTACCATTTTTCGACCGCATAATTTCGCGGACTTTGAATCCCATCGTAAGAAGGTGTTCGACGACTTTCGACGTATCGATAACGACGTATTTTTCGGAACGGTGGGCTTTGATCGGGGCAAGGTCTGAAACCAGATAAGACATAATGAATTCGTTTTGGTGAAACTGTTAACTGTTTAAATTTGACGTTACAAACGTAACGGTCTTTTTCGAATCGACAAACTTTTAACGTTATTTTTTTGGCGTTTTTTTTATACCGGCCCACAACTTTCGCCGAACGCTCCAGACGGAAGAACCCAGTTATCGGTAAAAATCGATTCTGTGTATTCGTCAGACGTCGCCAGACTGACGATCGCGGAATCCATCGGATAAGGTGTCCCGGACGCGATAAAGTCGACCAGACGTTCTTTACGTTTCATCGTAACGCCGAACTGGTCTTCGTAACCAGCGATTCGAAGCCCCTGGTCTGGACTGATCGCGAACGCGCTGGACAGCTGGTCGCGACTTCCGAAAATGCAGAACTTACACGAAACCCGACCGAATCCCAGGTAATACGCCGGATGAACCCGAACCCGGTACTTTTCAATTATCGACCAGACTTCCTTTTCGCTCCAGTCCCTGATCGGACGGAACCGGTCGACGTATCTTTTACTTCGACCGTCGCGACGATCTGCCCGATCGGGTTCGAATATCGCGTAATTTGCCCGGGCTTTACTTTCTTCGCCGCGTTCTCCAGATAAGACCAGGGTCTTTTTACCGTTAAACCGTTCCTGGTTCCTGATCGCGGACGTACCGACGTCGATCTTCAAATAAGCCGAACACCAGCGAACCGACAGGTCTGGCGATACCTGCGGAAACTTCCGGCGGGTACTGGGTTTCCCCCTGGTTCCTCCAGTCTGACGAACGACCGTAAGACCTGGAGTTCCTTCGACGGGTTCTTCGAAAAAGATCGGCGCGGTAAGCGATTCTTCCCTGGACATTTCCCGTTCGAATCCGCCGTCCTTCCAGGAAAAGAAGATCGGAACCCCGAACGCTTCGGCGAAAGCGCGACAGTAACCCGGCGTCGATTCCCAGTCCATAAAAAGCGAACCGCGACCGTCGACGTCGTGATGCCATAATTCGATTTTTTCGACTGGTACGCCCTGTTCAAGCAAGTAAAGAAAGACCGCCGTCGAATCTTTACCGCCGGAAAACATAACCAGAAACTTATCGTACTGGGTAAGATCGACTTTTTCCAGGACTGGTTCGACGACTTCGATTTCCGAAGGATTTACTGGACGACCGAAGTCGTAGTTATGCTCCAGCGAAAAAAGACGGTAACCTTCGATTATCGTATATTTTCCGCTTTCGTCGTTACCCCAAACTTTCTGGCGACCGCCGACGGTAAAGGTTCCCTGTTCGGCTGGCCATTTTGGATTTTTATAACGAACGGTTTTCCCGACCAGGTCGTCGTCGGAAAGAGTAAGCGCGTTAACGACCGGCGACGGGACGTAACCCTGGTTTAAAAGCGGCATTTTATGAACTTCGTTACTCATTTTCTGAACGTTTGTTTAACTGTTATCGTTTGACGTTACAAATTTAAGGACGATTTTTATAACGCCCAACTTTTAACCAATATTTCGCCAAACTTTTAATAAAGAAGCGCCCCTGGAACCAGCCCAGGGACGCCACCTAAAACAAATAAAACAAATGAAGTATATCGAACAAACTATTCGCCAGACGGGAAAGCCATTCCTTTATAAATGACTTGTCCGAAAATGTCGTGAATTACGACTTCCTTTACGACGATCTTCTTCGTCGGGTCTTTTGGGAAAGATACGCCGGTTCTTACTGATATTCCGCCCGAATCCAGGGCTTCTTTATCCATTTCGGAAAATATCGCCGCCAGTTCTGGGGCATTGTGAAAGACTTCTTCGTCGGTCTTCCCGTAAACCTCCAGTTTGAACATTCCCAGCCGACCGCCGATCTGGAGTTCCCAGGCTGGGTTTACGTCGATATATCGCCGGTTCGAATCCTTTATCCATAACGGGAAGTTCGTCGGTATCAGTCGGGCCGATAATGAACTTACCGCGTTATTCAAAACGCCGACCTGGGACAGTAACCGTTCGCGTTCACCTTCGGCGAAAGACCTGTCGTCTTTACGACCGTCGCGTCGAAATTGAAGGTAAGCGATCAGCCCCCCGCCCAGGACGAAGGATATTACGCCGCTAACAATCGCGGAAATAATTGTCGGGTTATCCATAAGTTAAAGTTATCCTTATTTAACCCCGAATACCGTTCCACAAATTGAACGCCGACGAAATAACTGTCCAGGTTTTCAGTTCACCGAAAAAGGAAGTTCGACCTTCCGTTCCCACATAACGAAGTTTAAATCCGCCATCGAATTAAGTATGTCTTGAACGCCCATCGTCGACGGAAACTTTTTATAAACCCAGCCGGAGCGAAACGGAAGAAACGCTTCTTCTTTTTCGAATTGAATATAAACCGAAACGCCCGTAAAGTCTGGTTCCAGGTCGAAGTTTATTTTCTTAATCAGGAAGGTATTATTCGTCATATTCAAATTTTTATAAAGTCCGACAGGGTCGGCCAATTTTTCACGCCCTCCGATATCCTGGAAAGGTAGTCTTCCCGACCGACGACTTCTTTTACGACTTTCGAAAGATACAGTAAAACGTCGGCGTGACAAAGATCGCCCGTACCGCACCAGCAACAAAGGTTTTTATCTATTAACGGGAAAACCCAGTCGAAGAATCCTTTCGGGTCTGTTCTGGCGTATCTTTTACAGTATTCGTAAAACAGATCGACCGCCAGGAAGTTGTTTTCGACCAGGACGGGCGTTCCTCCAGGTACCAGGTAAAATTCGCCGATCTTCGCAGGGTTGCCCCATTGGGACGGACGACCGACGTAAACAGCCCCTGGAGGAATACCAGGTTTTGAAATTCGCGAACGTTGAACCCGTAAAGCCATTTTAAAAGGATATCTGTTTTAAGATCAATACCAGGAATAAGAATATCCAAAGCGTAAACGATAACCAGGGCAACGCGCCCAGTAATACGTTACGAAGTTGGATTCGGTAAAGGGTATGTTCCTTGCCTGATCGCTGGCTTCGATACATTCCGAATTCGTATATCAGTAAAGCAGCGATCGCGCCGGGTACATTGACCAGACGAACCAGGAAGACGAACAAATTTTTCATAATTGCGCGGTTTCGTAAACTTTGGGCCATTGCCGGACGCGAAGTCCTGCAGGAAGTTCGTCGAACTTTCCGCCCTTAGAATCGGACATTCCGTATTCTTTCGCCAAATGTGTGCCAAGTTGTTTAAAGAAAACCGGAACGTCCAGATCGCGACAGGTGCGAATTACCGAATCGAACCAGTCGATCGACGCCGGCCGAAACTTTCCTTTTTGTCCAGATTCCCCGCCCAGGATAACCCAGTCGATAACCGCCATATCAATAACGGGCAAAAAACCATTTACTTCGATCGGCCCCAGCATCGGTTCGACCGACAGGAACCGAACCCGGGCTGGAATCCTGGACAGTATCGGAACCCGTTCGTCGAAGGATTTCTGGTCTTCGGTCGTTACGCCCAGCCAAACGTTAGGATAACCAGCGCCCCAGTCTGGAGGTAACGAAGCCGCGATTCTTTCGGGTCGTTTGGTAAGTACCTGGTAAATAAGGTTCGGAGTATCGCGAATAATATCCCAAAGTTCGGGACGGAATTCGTCGCCCTGTTCGATAAAGAAGTCGGACAGCGAACAGGTAAAGACCAGCCGTTCGTAAAAGGGTTCGTTACCCGTAAAGGTTCTCGAATACCTTACCGGGAAGTAAAAGGTCGGCGGTTTCGTTTGTTTGACGTCGCGGAACTTTCGTTTAAATCTATTTTCGACCAGCGTTTCCGCGTAACAAAATTTACAGCCCTGGGAAACCTTTTCGCACCCGATAAACGGATTCCAGGTCGCGCCAGTCCATTCGATTTTTGAATTTTCAGCCATCGTTTTCGACTTTTAAAGGTTCGAAGAAAAGGGTTACGCCCAGGTTCTTTTTTGCAAGGTGAGCAAGGTTAGTTTGAATATCGACTTCGGGTTCGACTGGGTCTATTTCAGGAACCGCCAGGGTAACTTTAAACTGGGGCTGGAGGAATACCGCTTCGGGAATTTCGATCTTCGCTTTAATCGGTATTTCTCCAGGTTTTAAAGAAGGTTCTTTTATCGCCAGACGAACGTCCAGTTTACGCCATTTCCTACCTTTGGAAACGACCAGCCAGACGTCGGCGTTAAGTGTTAAGTTATTCATTTCTTTATCGTTTACTGGTTAAATAATAACGGGGCGCCGTTGCGACATTTCGCCCGTTACGCCCCGTCCCCGCCTTCGGTTTAATCTTCCAGGTCGCTATTTACAGACGACCGTTACGTCTGAATCGTAAAAGTCTTTTACCGATTCGCCCAGAATTCGTTCGCTTTCGGTATCGATAACTTCCAAAAGTTGAACAGAATCAAGTTGGCAATGTACCGAAGACCCGGTTACCTCCAGGAAGATATCGACCTGAAACCGAACCGGCTTTTCCCCTTCAAAGACTGGCATTAACAGGGTAAAAGATACCGGGACATTCGATTCGACAGACTGTTCGAAACTGTTCGTTTTGTTCCCCCGATTGTCTTCGCGTTTGTCGATATTGCCCGACGTCTGGACTTTCAGGTTATTTAATTCGTGAATCATTCGACGGGCTTCGTCCTGGTTATCGAAGAAGCGAAGATTCCGACGGAAGACCTTCGCCAGTTCCTTCGGCGTAAAGAATTCGCCCTGGGTTTTGTCGGACAGGTGAAATTCGACCAGGGTCGGGTTACCGAACAGCTGTCCTTCGATAACGTCGCCGAACTTACTGGTCGGGTCAGCCATAAGAACGACTTTATACTGGTTCGGCTTTACCAGGACGATAACCTTCGAAAGATCGAAGTAATCTTCTTTTATCTTCCGACGGGACTGGAAGTATTCGATCGGGGCTTTAATCCGACCGTCGACGACGATCTGGTTCGGTTCGTGTATCGGTTCGGCGTCGCCGTGGCGAATTACAAGTTCCTGGACGCCAGCGTCGATTTTTACTTTTAATTGCTCTTTACTCATTTGTACCTGTTTTAGAAAGTGAAACTTCGGGAGAATTGAACGCCGACGTCTGGTACGCTTTACGTTCCGTACCAGTAAACGGACGGGACAGAATCGGGTCGCCCCATTGGTTGTAAAGGACGACTTTACGTTCGGTAATGTCGGCGATCTGGTAAACGTCTTCGACGACTTCCATTCGTCCGGTACGGATAAGGTCGATCGACGTCGACGCTTTGTTTTTAAGTTCTTTGATACGACGGTTAAATTCGGCCATCGCTTCGGCTTTTTCGAATTCAACGTTCGACAGTTCGATCGATACGTCGATAAACTCCGCCCGTTCGGCCTCCAGTTCTTCTTCGTTAAGGGCGCGTTCGTAACGATACCCCGGAAGGGTTTCGTCCGCCTGGGATTGCATAAACGCGATACGGTCGATCGCGCTGTCTTGGTTCGGAATTAAGATTTTATCCATTTCAAAAGATCAGTTTTAAAAGTTTGTAAACAATAAACAGGAAACCGGAGCCCAGCAATAAGTAAGGGACGGACGCGAAAAGCGTTACTATTCCTCCGGCATCCTTTGGGTGTTCGCTATTTTTCGCCATCGTCCGAACGTTTTGGAATCCCAGCGGCGCGACGGGCGCGACAAATTGGGCATTGACAGTTATCGGATTCGGGTATCGGTTCCCCGTCCTTTTCTCCGAAAAGTTGTTCCAAAATATCGCCGTCGCCGAAGACGACTTTACCGCCTTTCGGAAACGGTCTATTCCCGCCCTTCCAGCGATCGCCGAATTTTTCGCGCATAAATGCCGACGCGATATCCATCGCGATTTCTTCCAGTCCTTCGTCGGAATCCAGGTCGATTTCGTCGTTCAGGATTTTGTTAAACAGTCCGCCCAGCGACGATTTTTCCAGCTGCATCATTTTATAAACCCCTTCGAACAGTTCCTGGAGGTCGGGCGAATTTTTTACAGCTTTGTAAACTTCGATAATAAAGGACTTGTCGCCGTGGTAATCGACGTGAACAAATTTTCCAGTACCCAGGTCGTCGCCGATTTCTTCTTTCATTTCCGCGACTATTTCCGGCCCCATTTGTTCGACAATGTATTCGGAATTATTATCGACATTAAAACGGACGATTCGGAGTAAAGCCGTTTGATCGCCCAGCGCGTCGAATTCCTTTTCGCTGATCTTTAAGTCCGAATTGTAAAGCGGGACTTTATCGTCGCCGTCGACGACTTTTTCGGACATAAAACGTTTTTCGAACTTCGTTTTTTTATTCTTCATTTGTTAAATATTAGGTCGATAAATCGACGGTTAAACTGTTACTTTTTTGGAAAGGTCGTCGGCGATCTGGTTCTGTTCGCGACGTACCCAGGTAAAGGTTACCTGGTCGAACTGTTCGCGAAGTTCGACCGCCCGAAGATAGTCGGAGTAATACCGACCGCCGCGGGCTTTCCAGGTTCCGTTCATCTGGTTTATTACCAGCATCGAATCGCCGAAGACCTGGACGGGGTTTCCCTGGTACCCGTTTTCGATCAGCCATTCCAGACCCAGACAAAGGGCGCGATACTCCGCAACGTTATTCGAATTCCCGTTATCGAAGTCGGTCGTTTCGCTGATCGTATGAATTACCCCGGCGGTATGTCCTGAAATGTGAACGCCGAAGCCCATTCGGCCCCCTGGGTTATACGGTTCGCAAGAGCCATCGAAGTGAAATTTTAAAACTTCCATTTATTCGTTTTAAATTGTGTTCTGCAAAGTTAGGCGTTATTTTTACCCCTCCAAACCTGGAAGGGGATTTTTTACCTTCCTTTTATATTTCCAGAATTCGGATTGGATAAACATTTCGGACAGGTACGCGTCGACAGTCCGATCGAACTGGTCGGCGGTTTCGCATTTCGCGACAGCGTAACCGACTTCCGACAGTCTTTTACATTTAAGACGCTGTTCAGGTTCCAGGGAACCGACGATCGTTTTCATTTCGATAAAAAGTCCGGCGAACCCTCCAGTCGGGAAAGCCAGTAACAGATCGGGAACGCCTTCGGTCATTCCTTCGGCTTTCAGTATCGAAGCCAGAATCGGGAAACCCTTCTTCCCGATCTTACCGCCGATACGGGCGCCGTTTGGTATCGCGAAAAGAAGGTCTTCGAATTCCGGGTACCTTATCCGAAACCCTTTTACGCAGGAAATTTGTAAAGTCGATTCGTCGGTGTAAAGACGACCGTCTGGGGCTTGCTTTATTTGTCCGCGTTTCCCCATTTTAAACGATATCTTTTAACAGGTTTATAAATGTCCGAAACTTGTCGCCCAAGTACTGAATAAACGTACCCTGGTAAGGTTGATACGTCGACGTGTGATCGACAGCCCAGGAAACGAAAAGACAGAACAGGACGAAGATCAGCGTCGCGACGAAAGAAAGTATTATTATTAAAAATATCGGATTCATTAGTTAGAATTTTGTCGGTACTGTTGCGGAATATACGAACCGTTCGTTCGATACGCCCCGACTGTCGGGGGCTTTGACTTCGTGACTTTCCGTCTGGAGGTTTTTTTTCGTACTGTCGATCGTTTCTTCCGACCCTTTACCGGTTTTATGCCGACGACCTTAAACGCGATCGCGAAAACGATCGTACCGCCGACGACATAAGGAACCAGACCGGATTCCTGCAGAAAGTCGCCGACGTTCTGGGACAGAATACCCAGGACAGCGAAAAACGCGCCCCATACGATTAAGTTTTTCATTCGAATAAAGATTTAAACGGGTTCGGCTGTCCCTGGGAAACCAGGTATTCCAGGACGACCGACAGGTTATATTCGTCTTTCGTCATTGGTGGGCAGTTGACCCGAAAACAGTACGGAAGATAATCGTCGAAGTAAGTCTGTTCGAATCCCTGGAGGGTATCGGAAACATAACCGCGAATCTGTTCTGGAGAACCTTTAACCCCTTTACGCTCCAGGTCTGCGAAGATCAGGGTTACGACGTCCAGCGAACGTTTAACCGCCGATACCTGGGTAAGCGCGTGTTTCATTTCATAATTTACCAGCGCGACGGTATCGCCTTCTTCGTCCTGGTATTTTTCCCAGACCCGGTTTTTATAAGCTCCGAACAGTTCTTCCGTTTCTTTGGACTTCCCAAAAGTTACGAATTCGAAAAGTTCCCGTTTTACAAGTCGATCGACCGACCCGTCTTTCGGAACCCTGAACGGAAGAACTTCGCTTCGTCCGCGATTCGGGTCGCCGGAATCGCAAATTACTTCCTGCCGAACTTTTACCCTGGTCGGGTTCCCGTTAGCATCGAACAGGATTCCTTCGTCGCCAGACTTTATAACTTCGACTTCCTGAAACTTAAAATACTGGGTTACCAGAACCGATTCGTAAAGTTCGGATTCGAAGTTCGCCCGTAATGTTTGAGCCCTGGAAAGAAGTTCGGCGCGTTCGCGCTGTTTTACTTCGATCGCGATTCTGATTTCCTTTAAACGTTCGACGTTTCCAGGTTCGTCGGCGATCTTATCGTCTGGGTACTTGAATTTTTGATACATTTCTTCGACGTCGTCGGTCTTTTCCTGGACGTACTGGTCGAGCCAGGAAAACAGAAAGTCGGCGTTTATTCCGCGGCTGGCGATATGCTGGTAATCCAGGACGTAACGTCTGGTTTTCGCCCGTTCGAAGAAGATCAGGAAGTCCGCGACGGAAAGTCCGCCGTATTCCTGAATTATCGAATACGCGACAGAATCCGGGTCGCCGTTAAAGTTAACGCCGAAGTGATCGGCCAAAATTTGAAACATCGGTTTTAATACCTGTTCGATTATCGACTGGATATTATCGAACGATTCGTCCGTCTGTCGTTTGACATTTGGGAAAAAACAGGCTGCCTTCGGGGTAAGGTGTTTCGCCAGCGCCGAACGCTCCAGGACTGTGCCGGAGCGAATAACCCGATAAACGATTTCGACGAAGGACGCCTGGTCGAACGGGAACTTCGAAAGAACTGGGTCTTTAACGATTCCTTCCAGCGCAACCGCGACAGATTCGACGGACGATTCCGCCAGGTTTTTCGCCCCATGGCGACGGACGTCAGTTAAAAGCGCCGGAAGTGCTTTCTTTAACGTCAGCGCCGACCCGCCCGTTATTACTTGAAGGGAACTTTCCATTTTTTACTATTTTAGGTTTTCCGGCTGCTTTCCATTTTTGGGCAGCCTGGAAATAATTTTCGAAATGTGAGGGACGGAAAAGGGTCGACGGCTGGAGATACTTCGACATTTCCGGGTCGTTAATCCAGTCTTCGACCTTGTATTCGACGACCAGTAAAATATCGTCGACCGTGTACTTGTCAGAAAGTCGGGCGTTAATCGCTTTAATCGTTCCTTCCGTCTTCGTCCTGAATGAAGAACCAGTTAACCGATTAAGAAGACCGACGATCGTTTCGACTGGACTTTCGATTTCGATAATATCTTCTTTATCTGATTCCATAGGGTTAAATAAAAACCCTTTATTATGTATAGGAACTTTGTTCCAGGGATTAACGGAACTTTGTTCCCCGTTTTGAGGAACTTTGTTCCCTGTTTTTGAGGAACTTTGTTCCCTGTCATTAACGGAACTTTGTTCCTTCAGTAAGGTCGCCTTTTTGGATTCTTCGACCTTCGCGTCGTGGATAATTTCAAACCAGACTTTCGTCGCCCTGACGTGTGAAGTAAGCGGGTCTTTTTCGATAAGGGTCGCGTCGATCATTCGGTTTTGCATCTTCGTAAGACCCCGTTCGGTAACTCCGATAAACGCCGCTTTTTGTGAAAGGGTTCGATCGCACCAGCCTGGGCGCGAACCTCCAGGGTAACCTGCCCAGGTATGAACATAATTAACCAGGGCGTATTCGTCGCGGCTTAACCTCATCTTCCGACGTGCGCGTTCGTAAACGTGCGTAAATGGTAAGTCGTTCATAAATACAGAATTCGTTTAAAAGATTTTGACGGGGTAAATATAACGGGTTTTGCGATCAGGGGCAAATCTACGGACAAAAAAAAACGGCAGCCGGGTCGCGGATGCCGTTAACGTCAAAACTTGAATAACAGTTAATAAACGAATTCAGTACCGCAAATATCGCCGACTTATTTCGATTTGACAACTAAATAAGCGATTAAAAAAATAACGGCGAAGCCCAGGACAGCGCGAAGGACGCGAAAGAATAACAGCCACAAAATACCGTCCAGCCAAAAGATCGGAGTAAAGAAGAACAGCGCCAGCCGTTCGTACCTGGAGTAAAAGAAGTCTTCGGGTATAAGTCCCAGGTGAAACCGGTAATTCAGGTACGCGACAGATATTCCGACGATCGGCGAAAAGTTAAGGAACCATTCGGTATGCCCGGAGCCCTGCCAAAGACGACCCAGTCCGACCGTCCGAAGTATATTATACCAGTTCTGCAGGCAGTAAAGCGAATGAACAAACTGTTCGGCCTGGTACCCGTATAAAAGTTCGGCGGACATTAAAAGGAAGACCGACCCGGGCGTCGTTTCGTCGACGCTCTTTACCCGTTTCTTTGTCGTGTCGCTGATACCGAACTTCGTTATAAAGAATAACGGGAAGTTAGCCATAAGGTAATTAAATGTTTTACCCAGGATTCGCGTCTGGCTTTTGTGTCCAGTCTTCCTTTTTACGCTTCGCTTTGCCATTGTCCGAAAACGTTTTCGTTAACCCAGTCGAAGCCGGCGTTATCTTTTCGAAGTTGTCGAAGTCTTTTATCGCGATCGGTTCTTTTGAAGTCTTCGACGAATTCCTGGTATTCTTCCCAGGTTTCGAAAGAAGACCCTTCTTTCCTCCAGTCGTTCGTCTTTACCAACTTTCCAGAACTATCGAAGAACCAGGTAAAGGTCTTAACGTCCCGAAACAAAAGCAGGTGAACCCGGACTTCGTGGTTATTCCCAGACTGACGAAGAAGTTCGACCGTCCGGTTAAACGTGTCGACGACCAGGTCGTCTTCCTGTCCTTCGTATATCGAACAGACGTAAAGGTTTTCGATCTGTGTTTTAAAGGTTACGATCTTTAAACGGTGTTCGAACTTTTCGATAAGTACCGGAACCCGTACAAAAAGGAAGATCGTCTGGAGGGCAAGCCCCAGGAATCCGAAGACAGTATGTTCGTTCCCGATCAGGATAAAGAAGAACAACGCGACGAAGGCGTTACCCGCTTTAAAGGTGAACCAGAACGAAGACTGTTCGGCGTGTTCGAGTTCGATTTGTAGGTTCATAACTGCCGATTATTAACGTAACCCTGGGCGCCGTTATCGCCCGACGTCCGGTTACCCTGGTTAACGTTTACGTTTATCGTCGTGTTCTGGGCCGATTCCCGACCAGCGTATTCGGTTTCGTATTCCGCGTCTGTATTCCTCCGACGTAAAAGAGCCGGAACGGTGTATTTCGCCAGGAATCCCAGTCCGACCAGACCGACGCCCCAAACAAGAAGGTAACCAACTTCGCCCAGCGCCGGAGCCGCGCCGATCGTCAGCGCAGCGGCCAGGATATCCAGTCCGGTAATCAGGTACCAAAAGAAGAAGACGATCGATACGACAGAACCGACCAGGAATAACCGGTTTACTGCCAGTAAGTGTTCGATAAATACCTTCTTTAACTCCAGGACTTTCGCCCGAATAATCGCTTTCTGGACGTCAGGGTCTGGAAGGAATATTTCTTCGAAGTCGATATCGGTCGTCCCTGGTTTTTTCTTCGGAATCCGACCGATAAAAACCCGTTCCTGGATTTTGGTTCCGTCTGGACTTTCAGCCCTCCGATCGCGATAAATAAAGTCGGCGTTCTGAACCTGGATAAGCTGTCCAGACGGTTCGTCGAATATGATCTGGAACGGCGACTTCTTACCGACTGGAAGAACAAACAGTTCGACCCCTTCGTCCCAGACCAGGGTTAAGCCGTTTACTTCTTTCGTTACTCCAGCGACGTCGGGGTTATACTTTTCGAAGGTCGTCTTTCCCGTCGTTTCGGTTCCGACCTTCCGATCTTCTAAAACTAAATTTTCCATATTCGCGGGTTTTTTCGCACCGAATTGCACCTTAATTGCATTTTCGGCGGTGCGATTTTTTTGTTATAACTGGCTGATTTTCACGGGTGCAAAAAAAGTTTGCACCGAATTACATACAAAAAACGGATTCTGGGATTCTGGTCGATAGGGGGGCGTTACCATTCGACGACGTGTTCTTTACTTTCCGGTTCTTCTTCCTTCCCGATCGTTTCGACGAATCGACTTTCGCGCTGTCTGGGTTTCCCCTTTTCGGCCCTTGCGTCGTCGGCGTCGTAATACGCTTTTATGTAATCGGCGACCGTCCGTTCGGAAAATCCGGTTTCCAGTTTTTTCGTCTTCTTATCGGTCTTTTCCTGTTCGATCTGGGCGGCCGATAAACGCTTTAACCAGAACCATTTTATAACCTTCGCCCGGCCCTCCGATTTACGCCATTTTGTACCGACGACGTCGTCCAGGTACGCGATATCGTATTCGTCCAGGACGACTTCGGTCGACGATTCCGGCGGACGATTCGCCTGGACAGTTTCGACGACGTTCGGGTCTTTGTCCGATTTCCTGGTAACGTATTCGGTACCGAAGACGACCTTACCTTCGGCGCGTCTGTCTTCTTTTACCTGGACGTTACGTCTGGGTCGTTCTTCGATTCCGTATTCCTCCAGACTGGGAAGAATGTCGCCCGCCAGGAACTGACGAAAGAACGACGTCTGGGTCGTTATGAACTGAATAAAACGTTTCATTCTTTACCCTTTAAAGCTTTGGCGATTTCGATTATTTCTTCCGTAAGTTCCGGGTTATAATCCTGTTCGTCTGGGTTCGCGATCGCGTAAACCGACAGTCGGCACATTAACGCGTTAAGTTCCGGGTCGTTAAGTTCCGAAGCGCGTTTTCCGACCTTTCGAAGGATTTCCCAAAGTATCGTTAAAGGGTTTTTTAAAATCGCGCCGCCCGGCGTACCGGTAATAATTTCTTCGAAAAGTCTGGACGGGTGAACGCGCCATTCCAGCGAATCTTCTTTTTTGTTATTTTCCATTTTGACGTTATTTTAATCTTTGAAAAGGTCGATTTGCTTTCCCTCCAGACTGGGTTTAAAACTGATTTTTTCGCCGATACAAACGAAAGGTTTACCGTCAGCCGTAAGAAGAAGACCGTTATACGATCGCGGACGTTTACCGTCCAGAACCGCCCCGAAGTGAACCTGGTACTTCATTGGTACCAGGTCGCCCAGGTAAAGGGCTTCGGGAACAACTTCGTAACCGCCGACGGATTCCCAGTAATAACCGGTTCCGGTACCAGCCGCCGAAGTAATTACGAACGTCTTTCCTCCGAACTTTACCGTCGGGCTGTTCTTCCCTTCGGCGATACTTTGACAGCTGATCTTTTCGATCATTTCGTCGAACTTCGGGCCTGGAACGATAATCGCGTTATCCATATCGTCGACGGTTTAATACTGTTTTCCGTGTTCCAGTTCGTATTCTTCGGCGTCGATTCGTTCCTTCAAAAGTGCCAGCGTCGTCGATACCGCGTAAATTCCCGCCGCGCTGAACAGAACCGCCAGTATTACCGCGATCAAAAAAGGACGGTATTCGTCGCCCAGGTCTTCGGTAACGTTAAAAGGAAGTTCGTTAATCGAACCCCACAAACGACGGTTAAATAAAGTCAGGTGAACGAAGAAGGCCAGTAATTCAAGTAACCAGACCGCGACGATACCCCTGGAGGCGGTAACCTGGGACTTCCGACTTCGAGCCATCGCCAGAGCGTGAAACGAAATAAGGGTATAAACAACGCCAGCCGCCAGTCCCATTTCTTTAAGAAGGACAATAAGTCCGTAATCGGCGATTCCGACGGTAACCAGATAAACCCAGTCCAGACCAGTAAGCGAAGCGAAGAAGTCGACGACCTTTTCCCAGGTCGACTTTTTTGGTTTCTCCGATAACGCGATCTTCATTTCCAGGAATCGCGACTTTTTCAAAAGTTCGGCGCCCTTCTTTCCGGTAATTTCTTCGTGCGAAAGTTCTCCGATCTGCTTTCGAACCTTTTCCAGTTCGACCCGGTACCAGACCAGCGAATCGGGAACCCCTGGTTCCTGTCCTTTATTCTTTTCTTCGACGACTTCCTGGAAGGTCTTTTCGGTACCTGGTACGACTGGAGTAAACCCGTTATTCTTCGCTTTATCCTGTTCGACGGAACGAAGAACGGCTTCGATCGGGTGAACGTCTTCTTTCGGTTCCTCCAGGTAATCTTCCCAGGTTTCAGCCGGTACGGGTTCCTTCCAGGCTTTTAAAAGTCTTTGAGCGGCCCCAGTAATCGAACCGGGTCTTCCTTTTTGGGGAATAGCGATTTGCCCGACAAATTCCAGCGCCTGATCGAACGGCACGTTAATATGTTCTTCGGGAAGGATTTCGCCAGCGAAGACGAACGTCCAGTTTTTGTTCATCGCTTCGCGGCTCCGATATTTCAGTTCTTCGCGAAGTTGTCCGACGGTAATTTCTTTCGGTAATGACATTTTCGAATCGTTTAAATTAACTGTTATTGTTTGACGTTACAAATTTAGGCGGGATTTTAATAACGACAAAAAGAAGGGCGAACTTTTTTTTACGAAAGTCCGCCCGTTAACATAAATCCGGCGTTTTTAAGCGATAGCGTCGTACCTTTTTCGGAAGATCGACTTAATATCGGCGTCTTCCCTCCAGTCGTCGTTCTGTTCGAAGTATCGAAGAACGTCTTCCTTCCTGGTAATGTCTTCGACGTACCCAGTAATTCGATTCAGGTAACGTTTTCGACTTTCCCCTTCTTTCGGGTACTCCAGGAAGGAAAATTCGGCCCTGGACTTCCTGGGCGGTTCGATAACCAGTTCCAGGTCTTCGGCCGCGTAACGAATACAGTCTTCGATATAAAAAGAGAATTCGAACACCTTTAACGACGACGACGATCGGACGTAAAGAAGTTCGACTTCCGAAGACCCTGGGTACTGACGATAAACGCCCAGGAACTTCGTCTTTAAAATGTCGTGAACGATCTGTTCGTTAAACGGTTCGCCGTGTTCGATAAAGAAGTCCGTAATCGGACGGACGATCGCGGCGAAGTAATACGCGTTTTGGTCTAACGTCCGAAAGGGAAGTTTTTCTTCGACTGATATAATAACAGGTTTACCGGAAAAGACTGCCGCGCCCTTCAAAAGTTCACGCGGCAGCCGAAGAAGTCCTTCCCGATCGACGAAAGATTCGGCTTTAATAATAACCTGGTCTTTCATACCTGGGAAGGTTAAAAAGGTAAGTCGTCGCCAGACGCCGGCGGCGGTGCTGTCTGTTCGTCAGTCGGGAACCGGGCGTCGGTTTCCTGGTCGATCGAAGTTTCTCCAGTATCGTCGTCGTCGGTTCCTTCCAGAGTTTCGTCGCCGTACTTCTTCCGGCGTTCGATCATTTGTTCGTATTGAAGACGGACGTCGTCCTGGTGCGATTTACAGATCGCGTAAAGGTCTGGGTTCGCGTTCGGCCCTTCGTTCTTTACGACGCCAGCGTAAAAGTCAGGAACGAAATAACAGTCGCCCGACCCTTTGTATTCGTCGCCTTCTTTCGTAACCCGACGGTATGTTTTGAACTGAAAGCCCCAAAGACTGCCGGTATCGGCAAGCCCGAAAAGACTTACGTCAGAAGTCTTTTTCGACCGTCCGGTTCCGCGTTCGGCGGCGACGATCGCTTCTTTAATCTGGTTCGATACCATAACGGAACCTTTCAAATTAAGAAGACGGTTACCCTCCAGCCAGTAAACGACGAAAACCAGGTGAAACGAACAGCCCTTCGGAATCCTGGACGGAATACCTTTCTTTTCGTCGCCTTTTAAATCCTGGTAAAGTCCCTTTTCGATCGGCTTCCTGGGTTTATCGCCCTGTCGGAAGATCGCGAAGGGTTCCGACCTGGAATCCTTTACTTTGTTTGAGTAATAACGTTCGAAGGTCTTCGGGCCGATTTCTTTCTGTCCCGAAATTTGACTGTAAACCTCCAGGACGACGAAGGTAAATTTATCGCCCAAATGTACCCGAAGGCCCTGGTCTTTGTCCCAGTATGAAAAGCCCAGTTTATTCGTCGCGATCGCTTCGTCGATCATTGCTTTCGTAATGTGTTTAACCAGGTTCGCCGGGGTTTTCATTGTCCCGTATTCGACGATCGGGTAATTCGTCCTTTCGACTGGAAGATCGCCTTTGTCGGGGGCTCCGAACGGGTTCTGGGTTGCGGTTTGATTTGTCTTTTCTGCCATAATAAAAGCGTTTTAAAGTAAAGCGTTAAAGGTTGAAAATCGTAATTATTCCGCGTCTTCGTCCTTACCGGCAAGGGCGCCCAGACGAATAACGGCGTACTGTTCGTAATCCAAAATTTGAAGCTGTTCGGTCGGGTTCCCTCCGAACTTCGTTACTCCAGTAAATAAAGGGAACTGTTTCGTCGGACGACCCAGGATTCCTTTTTTCTTCCCGACCTGAACGTAAAGATCAAATTCTTCGTCCAGGCCCCGTTCGACGATCGGCTTCGTTTGTCGCGCCAGTTTAAAAGTCGGTTCTTTCCTCCAGTCCGACGGGGCAAGGTTAAAGACTTCTTCGATCTGGAAACCGCAGGTCTGGGAATAGGTTTCGTTAAACGCCCGACGTTCTCCGATAAGCTGGAAGACGTGACTTTCGAAGAACCCCTTCTTCCCAGATTTAAGGTTTACGATCGCCCGGATTCGCTGTCTTTTGTCCGCCGGTGTTTTGTCGGTGTAATTTAAAGCGTTCATTTCGACGACCAGGTCGACCAGGGTCGCGAATCCGTCAGAACTGAAAACCGGAATTTCGACCGCCAGGATTTTAACTTCGTATTGGTGAACAAAAGCCAGCATCGAAGCGAAGTCGTTTACCAGTTCACGCGCCGCCGAATGAAGGGTCGAATTTGTGAACCCTACCGACATAAGGTATTCGTAAACGAAGGTTTCAAATTCGACCCAGTCGACGAACCCGTTCCGACAAAAGTCAGCGACGGCAATATGTAACCCGGTACCGTAATCGGCCGTCGATTGAACAAATTCGTAAGCCGCGTCGACCGAACCCAGTTCTTCGATTTTGTTTTCCCTCCAGGTATTAAGGAACTTATTCGGCGGCATTGTCTGGGAAAGGAAGGTCGTTATACTTTTGAAGGTTTCGCCCGCTTCGTTCCGGTAATGTCGGCCAGCGCCGATATTAACCCGAAAGACCTTTTGCGAAGCGATACGTTCGACGTTCTTCCCGAACTGATCGTCCAGGTATAACGGCGAAAGGGCTTCGATTTGCGGTTCGACTGTCTGAATCGTTTTTAACTGTTCTGCCATAATTGACGTTTTAAAGTTAAGAAATTGAAGGAATATAACGGAAGGTCGAAGTTACTTTTTCGACCGTTTCTTCGGGTATTTTTTCGGGTTTTCGCGGGCGTCGATAGCGTACCGAATAAGGTTAACCGCCAGCGAAATAAGACTGATTTCTTTGTAAGGTTCAATCGGGAAAACCCCGTCTTCGGCCGCTTCTTTGAGTTCGCGAAGTTGTTTATCGAAGGTTTCTTCGAAGACGATCTGGGCGAAAACGCAGCCGTCAGGACGACCGACTTCGACGAACTTCGGGTCTTTAATCCGACCGTCCGCCAGTAACTGGAACCCTTCTTTCGTAAGCGCGTAATAAATGTCTGGTAAGGTCGGAACGTTACCCCGACCGCGACCGCGATCGCCCTTAAATTCGATCTGTGCCGTAAGCGCGAATTTGTGTACGTCTTCCGGTATTGCGTGCTGCCGACGGGTCGATTCCGCCGGGTCGATTAACTTTTGATTTTTAGAAAATTGCATCGTTAAGAATTTTATCGTATTCGTGTAAGTAAATCCAGGTTTCGTAAAAAAAGTCGTTCGCGTTTCGGGGTTCTGAATACTCCAGAATTATGTAATACCTAAGGATTATTTCGCATACCTGGGGCGGAACCCTGTCGCCCTTCGCGATCAAATTTTCGCCGTCCTTTATTCCCGTCCTGGGCGAAGATTCGTAACCGGCGCGAACCAGGAACCGGTAACAGTAAAAATTCAAGTCTGAAACCGTATTTCGAAGTTTGGCGACCAGGTTACGATCTTCTTTCTTTCTGATATCGAAGTTCCCGTTCACGTTGCAAATATAACGTTATTTTAATCAGTCAGGCGGACAGAATTAAAAAAATCCATATTCGCCGGAGAAAAGAACAGCTGTTTAAAAAAGGGTTCTTTATATGACTGGGAACGGGGCGAATTTCTGACGATCGCGACGACCGTTTCGGCTGATACTCCAGAACAGACGACCGTCGTTTTCTTCGGAAGGTACCCGGTAATTATTTCGACGATATACTGGAATTTTCCCGCCTCCGATTTACTGTTCGAAAGGTAAACGATAAGGGCGCCGAACTGGACGCCGATCGTCTGGTTCGAAAGATCGGCGAAGTAAGTAAAGTCGCCTTCGGCGAATCCTTCGACCCCTTCGTAAGGGAAGTCTTTTTCGACCTTATCGACGATCTGTTTCAGAGCCCAGAACGTAATCTTCCATTCCGAAAGGCTCATCGATACCGACGTAAAGACTTCCAGACGTGCAGCAAAAGCGTCGGCCAGATCGCGACAGGTTTTCCAGTCGACGCGTTCGCTGATCGGGAAGAATTTACCGATACCGCAGCGTTCGACGTAATACCCGTCTTCGCGTTTTTGAATGATCGTCGTATTATCTGAATTAAGTACCTGGTTCATTATTCTATATTTTGAAGGTTATCGACAGCGTTTTGCGTGTTATCCAGGGCTTCTTCCAGTTCCTGAATCGCGGTTTCCATTGATTCGCCGCGTTCGGATTCCTGAATCGATTCTGGAAGGTTGTCGAAGGATTCCTGTTCTTCTTCTTTCAGTTCCTCCAGTTCGGAAATAATGTCTTCCAGACGTTCGATAAGTTTCGCTATTTTCTTTCTTCTTTGATTATTCACGTTTTAAAATTTGAGGGACGACCGAACGCGTCGGTCGTCCCAGGTTTGAAGATTTTGTTTATTCCCCGTTTTGGATAATGTCGGACGGAAGGACTTCGTAACCGATTTCGAACCAGGTACGCGAACCGAAGGCCGACTTTTCGATCGCTGTTACGACCCGTCCGTCGTGTTCGTTTACGTCCTGGTTAAGTACGATCGACCCGTTCCCGGCAAGGTGAGCGCCCAGCGCGTGATTTGCTTTCTGAACAGACGGGAAGTCTGGAGAAACTTCGACGTTATCTTCCTGATCGACGCGAACGATATTCGCCGTTTTTTTAAAAAAATCAAATGCCATAATTAAATTTTGACGTTTAAAAAAAGTGAAAGGGAAGGGTCGACCAGGACGATCGACCCCGTTTATTCTTTACGCTGCCAGATTTACCCGGCTTACGATTTTGTCGGTATAAGTTGAAATTAAGAAAGACTTACCGTCGACGACATATTTACCCAGGTCGACGAACAGAACCTGGTTTTCTTTCAGCGGGCGACCCGTTCCTTTCGGGGTATAATAGGTCGATATGCTTTCGGAAACAACGCGACGACAGATCGAACCGTCTTTTACTTTCGTGAATGTTACCAGGGTAAGAACCTGTTCGGTTTTATTGACGATCAGCCAAGCCCAGGACATAGCGTCCGCCCAGGTAATCGGGTTATCGGACTTTTTAGACTGACGGTAAATCTGGGTTGCGAGCGTACAAGCGAAGGAATTTTTCATTTTTAAATCGTTTTATTAACCGTTTGAGGTTACAAATTTAAAGGGTATTTTTGTAACGCCCAAACTTTAAAACGATTATTTTTATAACGCATAAAAAAACCCGCCCGACAGTTTCGTCGAACGGGTCATAAACCCCCAAAAACCAAATGAAAACAGCTGCAATTTATCCGGTTTTTTTCAACTTTCCAAAAGTTTCGTTATCCGATCGATATTCGTAAAAAGGCTGTCGAAGACGTCCGCGATCGCTGTCTGTTCGAAACATTCGGGAACGTCCAGTCTGGCTTCGGCTCCAGGTTTCATTCCGTTATTTTTCCACCAAAGGGCGAAGATATCGTCGAACCCTTTCGAACAATGTTTCGGAACGGGTTCGGAACTGAACGACAGGAACCCGACGCCCTGTTCGACGACTGGTCTGGTACTGGAGGGAACGTAAAACTTACAATCGATACAAGCCATAATTAACCGTTTTTAGTTTTGACAGTAACAGAAAGACGGGCCTTTACGACGTTGAACTTCGACGGGTCGTATTCATAACAGCCGCGTCGATCGCATTTTCCGCCCGGGCAATAATCCGACGGCCCGCAGGACGACGGACAGGATAACTTCCCTTTGAATTTTTTACTTTCCTTTATCTTATAACGCTTCGTCGCTGTCGACGTCGTCAGTAATGCGTTACACGTCGGACATTTTTTCCCGCACCCTGCCAAAGACCAGACGTAACAGGTAACGGTCGCTTTACAGAACGGACAGTCGACGTAACAGGTCGACCGACCGTTTTCCCTGGAGGAATAGCCATACGCGCCGTCGTGGTAAACGGTAAGTTCGTTTTTAATTTCGGTCGCTTCTTTCATGTTCAGGCTTTTGATAATTTAACCAAAGGAGTAAGCGCGCCGGTACTTCCGGTCGAATAACGAACCCAGACCTTCGCCGTACCGTTCTTAACTTTGATCGACGAAACGATTCCTTCTTCCTGACGTCCTGGTCTGGATTCGTAAAGAACCCGATCGTCGACTTCCAGTCCGACCAGTAATTCGGAAAGTTTGTAATCAGGATTTTTTAACCGTTTCCCGTCGTTCGATTCGATAAGAAGACAGAACGTCGGGTTTTCGCAGTCTTTAAAACTGTCTGCCAGGTATTGAACCAGTTCTTCCGGTTTCCAGTGTTCCAGCGCGTGTTCTCCGATAATATTCTTCGGGTTTACCCAGCCGGTCGCCGGGGTATAAAATTCTTCGACGCCGACGACTTTAAATCCTGGGTAAAGGTTTAAGACGCGATCGAACGTAACCTGGTTCGGGTAATATTCCGGGTCGTCCGGTTTTGGTTCGTCTGGGAAATTTAAGGCAGCCAGTCGGTCGAATTCCGTTTCTTCGGTTACTTCCCAGGTACCGTTTAACAGCTTGTCGCGATCTGGGTTATCGAACAGTTCGGTAACCTGGTCGACGTCAGGCCCAGACGTTACCAGAACGACGCCGTCGCGCTGATCGGTACCAGAACCTTCGCTGGGAACCTGATCGTCAGCCTGGGACGAAGTGAGGGCGTAAGACATTGGAACTTCGACGTCTGTATTCTTACCAGGAAGTTCGATCGCTGGACGTGCGACGATACGCTTCTTTAATAGTTTACGTTCGAAGGTCGAAGTACCTGTCGTCGAAATGCTGTCGGGGTATTCCTCCAGAATCGTAATCGTCTTCGGGGTTTCCTTTACGATTTCGACGACGGTCGAATAAGCGCCGTTATTCCAGATAAGGGTATTACCGACTTTCAGACTTCCAGCCGGAGTTCCTTCGACGTGTCCGATACCTTGTAAGTATGTCGTATTCGGACGGGCGGTTTTGAAAACTTTTAATTTCATAAGTGAATCGTTTGTTTAACTGTTATCGTTTGACGTTACAAATTTAAAGGTAATTTTTATAACGCCCAAACTTTAATAAAAAAAAGACCCAGAGCGCGAACCCTGGGCCGAATGAAGCGTAACCGGATATTTTAAAATTCGTATTCTGGTTCCTCCAGACCTTCGTAAAACTTTTCGGAACCCTGTTCGATACCCTGGTCGACTATCCGTAAGAATTCGTTCGGGTTATCGTCTTCGTCGAATTCGCGTCCTGTCCCGACTTCCGTTATCGATTCGATTTCGAATTCGTCCGGTTCGTCTGGTTCTGGGAATCGATCGAATCCGGTTCGGGTTCCCATACGACCGCGAATAAAGGTACCGGTTACTTCGACGTCGTAAGTTTCTTCGTTAAGGTCTTCGAACGTCGTCTGGAAAGTGAATTTCATAATTTAAGATCGTTTGTTTAACTGTTATCGTTTGACCTTACAAAGATAAATTTTATTTTTATAACGCCCAACTTTTAACGCGTATTTCGCCGATCTTTTTATAACGTCGAACGCCCGGTCGCGACGTTTTCGACCAGGCGTTCCCCGTTATAATCCCATGAAAAGCCGTAAAGGTTAAAGTTTAGGTTCCTTTGTAACTTTTTCGAATGACAATTTAAGACGGTTCGTCCTGATTTACAAGTAAAACCGCCAGAATTTTAATCGCTGCCTTCGCGACCCTGTCGGCGTGGAACGTTCCGTTTACTATCCTTCGGGCGCTGAACCATTTCGGGGGCTGCCCTGGGGCGAAATATTTGTCCAGTCCGACGCCCGTAAATAGTCCCTGGGTCATACCCTGAACCAGAATCTTCGCCGCGATCTGGACGTCCAGCGCCAGTTCTGGAGAACCGACCAGGTCGACGTCCAGTATCTTCGAAAACTTCGCGTAATTCCTCCGCCAAGTTAATTGTACGAAACCACGACCGAAGTACCCAGACGGCCAGTAACGGTTTTGAAACTGGGCGATCTTTGTTCCAGGACGGGCGCGAATTTCTTCGATCGGGGAAAACCGGCTTTCGTGCCAGCACGTTCCCAGGATATACGCGACCCGATTCGGGTCTTCGATACCGAATTCGTCGATCGCCTGTAATATGGCGACGACGCTGTCTTTTTGTACCTGGTTAAGTTTTCGGCCCAGGGCTTTGCCCATGGCTTCCAGGAACTGATCGTTTACTTTTTCGAAGTACATTTTCACAAATTAAGCGAACGGCCCGCAGTTTTACACCGAAGGCCGTCCCATTCCAAAAACCGATTTCCTGGATTTTTTAGTTCTCCAGGAAAGCGGCTTCGCGAACGTTTTTCCTGTCAAGAAACCAGCGAATTACCGGGTCGATAATATTGGTAAAGGCCAGGGTCGTAAGTGCCGACCAGTCCTTCGCCCAGATCGCGCCGACGATTTCCGCAGCTGTCCCGTCCGGTACGTTTATTCCCCAAATGACCAGCGAGCCCAGGACGAAAGAACCGAAGTAAATCCAAAAGTTAGGGCTTCCGACGATCGTCGATATCGTAATCTTCGGCTTCGTCCTTACCAGGTTGTAAATCGGCATTACTACCGAAACCAGCAAAATGCCAGCGACCGCGACAAGTCCGCCGGCCGATACCGTCGTAACGATATTATCGGCGATCGCTTCGGGTGAACTGGGAAACTGAACCCCGACCAGCGCGCCGACTGATAACAGGAAGATGATAATTCGGGCGATAAAGTTCGGGTTCGTGGCAGTGAAATTTTTCTTTTGCGTTGCCATAAGTACGTTTTAAAAAGGTGAATAACTAATTACCCCGCTTCCTTCGAACCTTTTCGAAGGTTCCGTCGGGCTTTAAAAGGAACCCGTCGTTCTTTATTGGAAGATCAGGTTTATAAGGAACAAACCAAACGCCAAACGCAGAACCTTTCGGGTCTTCGTAAATCAGCCAGGAAACGGATTCCGAAGTCGGGCTTGGTTTCGAAAACTTCGACTGGTTCAAATTTTGTGCCGGTTGTATTTGTCGAATAAAGGAACCGGTTACGCCCCGGAATACTGAATCGCGTAAAGCCTCCAGGTCGGAAACCTGATCGGTAACTTCGGTATATTCGGTCGCGATCTGGTTTTTTGCCGCCTCCAGGTCGACCAGTCGCTGTTTTTTCGCTTCGATATAAGTATTAAGCGCCGTCGTATCTGAAAAGAAAAACGGCGTCGAATAAGTCGTCGGACGTTTGGCGTCCTGGGCCTGGTAAGTCGTCGTTTCTACTAAAAAGAAACTATCGATTCGGAGCGTATCGAAAGAAAATTCGATCGTTTTAGTGTCCTGGGCGAACCCCTGCAGAACAGGGAAAAGAAGTAAGAACGTCGTTAAAAGTTTCATTAGTTCGAAGTTAGTTTGTAACCGCGTATCGAAGACGCGCCGTAAATGATATACGCCCATTCTCCGGCCGACAGCGTGTTAAAGTTTCCCGAATTCCCTTTCGTAACAGATTGCGAAAGGGTAATCGTTCCGGCGGTTCCGGCGTGATGAAGTATAAGTTCGCGACCCTGACAGTTACACGACGCGGCCGTCGGTAACGTCCAGGTAATGTTCGTCGACGCCGTATAAATAACCGTTCGTTTCGTTTCGTCGAAGGTCGGCGCCCCGACAGTTTCCAGGAACCCAGTACCAAAAGAACCGGCACTTTGAAGCGTCGACCCGGGCGAAGTTGTACCGACGCCCATACGGGCCAGCGTCGTCGCCGAACTTTTTTGTATCGTCGCGACGTCGGAAGTTTCACCGCCCACGGCGAACCGTATCGAAGAAGTTCCGTTCGTTCCGTTCCTGTTCGTCAGTCGTAACGCGTCCGTCGCGTGAAACATAGCCAGTTCGCCGGTTACGTTGTTCGACCCGCTTCCCATAATTAAGGAAGTCTTACCGTTACCTTCGGAGTTCTCCAGTAAAAGGACAGAACCGGCGGCAGTTGACCCAGTAAGACCGATACCGGTAAAGGTTACCAGGGAAGAAAGGTTCGTTAATCGACCGACCGACAGCTGTCCGCCCCTGGGCTGGAGGGAAAGCGGGTATTCGAAAGAAGGGTTCGAACCGCTTCGGGATTGAATCCAAAATCCGTCCGCGTCCGTCGCGTAACCTCCAAAAGCCAGGCTGTTCGATTGAATCGTTCCCGAACTGTTATTCGGGTTAAGTTCCAGAATCGCGTCGATCGTCGGGGACGTATTGGTCGTCGGGGAACCCTCCAGGCCAGAAATACCGGCCTTCGAATTTCGCGGGTCAATACCGAACCCAGTCCAGGACGAAACCGACCATTTACCGGCCCCATACCATCGAAAAACGTCGTTCGTCGGTTGTTCGATCGACGTTCCCGACTGGTTCAACGCTCCGCCCAGTTTTACGGTACTTCCCGACAGGGTAAGACCGTTATCGGCTGCCGTTATCCCTCCAGACGTCGACGCGATCGTAACGATACCATCGGAACCGGTACCGGTCGTCGTAAGGGTTATGTTTGAACCTTCGACCAGTTGGACAGACCCGCCGGAGTTCGACAGGGTTACGGTATGACTGGTCGCGTTCGACGTGTTCGCCAGCGTCTGGAGTTCGTTCGTTACTGAACCATCGACTTCGGTACCGGTAATCGTTATCGACCCGCCGTTCGAAGACGTCGATTCGCTGATCGATAAAATACCGGCGACGTTAATAGTTACGTCGTTACCGGTCGACGTGTTTGTCGTCAGGGTCGACGACGTTGCCCCTCCAGCGCCGACGCCCAGGATTCCTTCGTTCGTAATCGAACCATCGACTTCGATCGACGCGATCGTAACGATTCCGTCGGAACCGGTACCCGTCGTCGTTAGGGTTACGTTCGACCCTTCGACCAGTTGAACAGACCCGCCCGAATTTGAAAGCGTGACCGTATGACTGGTCGCGTCCGAAGTGTTCGCCAGCGTCTGGAGTTCATTCGTAACCGAACCATCGACTTCGGTCGCGCTGATCGTAACGTTCGAAGAAGTTGCCGTTATTGTAACGATTCCCCCTTCGGTAAAGGTTACGTCGGTTCCGGTCGAACTATTCAGGGTAACCGGCGAAGACGCGCCAGTAAACGAAAGATCGGTACCTGGGGCGCTGGCTGCCGCGATCGTAACGATTCCGTCGGAACCGGTACCGGTCGTCGTTAGGGTTACGTTTGAACCTTCGACCAGTTGTACGGAACCGCCAGAGTTTGAAAGCGTGACTGTATGACTGGTCGCGTCCGAAGTGTTCGCCAGCGTCTGGAGTTCGTTCGTTACCGAACCATCGACTTCCGTACCGGTAATCGTAATCGACCCGCCGTTCGAACTTGTCGTTTCGCTGATCGATAGAATACCGGCGACGTTTACAGTTACGTCGTTCGCGCCGGAAGTGTTACTGGTAAGGGTCGAAGACGTTGCCCCTCCAGCGCCGACGCCCAGGATTCCTTCGTTCGTTACCGAACCATCGACTTCGGTCGCCGCGATCGTAACGATTCCATCGGAGCCGGTACCCGTCGTCGTTAAGGTTACGTTCGTGCCTTCGACCAGTTGAACGGAACCGCCGGAGTTTGAAAGCGTGACCGTGTGACTGGTCGCGTCTGACGTGTTCGCCAGCGTCTGGAGTTCGTTCGTTACTGAACCATCGACTTCGGTCGAAGTGATTAACAGAACGTCGGTCGCTGGGTTATAATCCGTCGTCGTAATCCCAGCGCCTTCGAACTTTACCGTCTGGTTACTGATAACTTCGGTATCGGCGTCGTCCGCGTCTATCGTCCAGGCTTCGTTCGTTACTGAACCATCGACTTCGGTTCCGGTAATCGTAATCGAACCGCCGTTCGAAGACGTCGATTCGCTGATCGATAAAATACCGGCGACGTTTACCGTTACGTCGTTCGCGCCGGAAGTATTACTGGTAAGGGTCGACGACGTTGCCCCTCCAGCGCCGACGCCCAGGATTCCTTCGTTCGTAATCGAACCATCGACTTCGGTCGCGCTGATCGTAATATTTGACGACGACGCCGTTATCGTAACGATTCCCCCTTCCGTAAAAGTTACGTCGGTTCCGGTCGAACTGTTCAGGGTTACGGGCGACGACGCGCCAGTAAACGAAAGATCGGTACCTGGGGCGCTGGCTCCGGCGATCGTAACAATCCCATCGGAACCGGTACCGGTCGTCGTTAGGGTTACGTTTGCCCCTTCGACCAGTTGAACGGAACCGCCGGAGTTTGAAAGCGTGACCGTGTGACTGGTCGCGTCTGACGTGTTCGCCAGCGTCTGGAGTTCGTTCGTTACTGAACCATCGACTTCGGTCGAAGTGATTA